ACGCGCAGGGATCACCTGTGGTTTACCTCGTTGCCGGCCTTTGCCGTGCCCCCCCTATGGGGTCGGGTGTGGCCTCCGTTCTTTATATATGCACCCTGTGTCAACCTACGGGCTTCCAAAAGTTCCACGTCCCCCGGGTCAACCACCGCGCACTGTCTTCTTGCTGTGGCACGACGCACATAGGCATTGGCCATTCGCGACGTCGTACCGGAGGTCTGGTCGGCTCACCACCGACAGCACATGGTCTGCGTGGGCCTCGCGTCGCTTGGCACACACACGACCGCAGGCGCGGCATTGCCAGTTGTCACGCTCAAGCACAGCCAGCCGCCACGCCTTGTGCTGCGGCGAGCAGTAGCCTCGCTCGTGGGCATTCGGCCCGTTGTCGCGCCTGCGGATCTGGTGATTCGCACGCGCCGCCTTGATGAACTCGATTCGCTGCGGCATAGCTCACCCTAGATCGTGGACGCCTGGCGGAACGCCTCGTCGACCTGGGCCTCGTCGAGCCCGAGGGCAGCGGCGAGCGGCACGAGCATCGGGTGCGCCCGCTCGACATAGGGCGCGTAGTCCCACTCGACTCTTGCTTCCTCACGGGCCTGTGCGTCTTGTATCGCGTCGATGGCGGCATCGACCTGGGCGAGCGACACGCCGTGCCGCACCAGCCACAGGCGTATCTGCCGTGCCGTGACGCTCGCAGGCACTGACCGCTCCACAGGCAAATCGACGCTCTCGTTCGTCCATCCGTCGCCAAGGGCCGACAGGATGTCGGTGGAGTTTGGCGTCCCGATTAGCGTCCATTGCGATGTCGGAGCGCCGGTGCGCTGCTCCTGCGCCGATGAGTAGGCCGCGAGGATGTAGTCGCTCTCGCTGATAGAGATGACTGTGGCGACTGCACCTTCAATGCCAGCAAACCAGATATACATTCTACGACCTGTTGTAAAAGGAACCGCTCAGTATTACGTTTTGGTTATAAGTGCTGCCCGCCCTGCCGTAGGTCCGCGCCTGCGTGCCGCTGTACGCGCAGATAATCATGCGACCATCCATCAAAAGCGATGCACCTAGCACAGCGTTTGCCCCTGGAAGTGTGCCTGCGGCCAGCGTCACCGTGTCCGTGACTGGATCATAGATTCGCAACGAGGTCGCGTTGAACGGCGTCATCAGTATGCGACCGTCAGGCATCAGCACGCCATAAGCGAAGGAATTGCTGGCGGGGAATGTCGCAGGGCCAGCCAACGTCACTCTGTCTGCGTATGGGTCATAGATTCGTATCTGCGTGGCGCTGAGTGGAACGCATAGCACCCTGCCATCAGCCATCAGTACGCAGCCGGCGTAAGCGTTAGAGCCCGGGAATGAGCTTGGGCTTCCGGCGGCGTAGACAGTGTTGTTGGTCGGGTCAAAGATCCTCGCCTGCGTTGCCGAGCGAGGGCAGACAAACACGCGACCGTCAAGCATCAGCGCGCAACCCTGCCAATCGTTTGCGCCTGTGGAGAACGTGCCGTAGCTGGAAACTGTGTCATTACGCGGATCGTAGACTCGCGCCACCGAGGTTGCAGACCCAGCGACTGGCGCGGGCGAGCAAAACACGCGCCCGTCTCGGAGGAGCACGCCATTATTGTGCGACGTAGGAAACGAGCCTGCTGGACCGACGAGGCTGACAGTATCCGTGCGTGGATCGTAGACTCGCGCCTGAGTTGCGCCGATGTTTGGGACGCAAAACACGCGACCGTCCTGCATCAGTACGCCGCCGGCGTAAGCGTTAGAGCCCGGGAATGAGCTTGCTGGTCCGGCTGTCGATACCGTATCTGTCCGTGGATTGTATATTCTCGCCTGCGTAGCGTTTCGCGGTGGGCAGAACACACTGCCGTCGGGCAGCGTGACGCCGCCTTGATACGCTCCCACCGTCCCTGGAAATGAGTTTGCCGCACCCGCGAGCGAGAGCGTATCTGCTACTCTCACGGACGACGCGATGCCGAATCTGATGGCGGCAGTGTAGCGAGACAGATCCGCAGAACTCCTCCAATCGGGCAAGCCGGAACTGGATCGCGGCCCGTCCGACGGCTGCGGTGATACAGCCGGCATCGCCACGGCTGCCGATGAGCCAAAGATGCCAGCGTTCATTAGAGATCAGCGCCAAGGGCCGTGACGTGCGTGGCCTGGGCCACGCTGGTCGTCGCCCGTAGTGACCATGAAGCAGACGGTAGGATCAGGTTGTTGTAGACGACTGACACGCGCGTCTGCTGCACGGTTGACGATCCTGTGGCTGCGGCAATCGTCACCTCATCGAAGAGCCAGTATGTGGTCCCGTCGTACAGGAAAAGCCGCACAATCGCCGCCGCGCTTGTGGCCGCACATTTGACCACCACCTCAGCGATCCTTGTGCCGGCGGCCACGCCCGTCAGCACAGTGCCGACGTTGCTGGGGGCGGTGTACGACGAGTCTGCGGTGGCGATGCTGACCGCTCCAACTCTTGGAGTTACTGCGAATGCTGGTGATGTTGCCATGTTCTAGCTCCTATCGGTATGTCTGCCAGAGATACAGGTTCATCGCTGCCGCTGCTTTTGCCGAGAGCCGCGAGTCTTCGAGCGTGCCGCTAGTGATCTGACTCGCCGCAACCGTTACCGGGTCACTGCCGCCGCTCGCGTGCGTGCTGGCGTGGCTGGTCGACGCCGCACCGATGTCGCTGGCGGTCAGGGCATCACTGCCACCCGTCGCGTGCGATGTTTTGTGTGCTGACGGAGCGAATGTCGATGGCACTCCCGAGAGTGACGAGTACGCGACCGTCGGCGAGGAGCCGGCCGTCACGCGCCCCTTCGCGTCAACCGTCACGCTCGTGTAGGTGCCCGCCGAGACGCCCGTGCTCGAGAGCGTGGCCGAGAACGAGCCAGTGCCGCTGCCTGTGACGTCTCCGGTGAGCGTGATCGTCTGGTCGCCCGTGTTCGTGCCGCTCGACGTGCCGCTGAACGTGCCATCCTGCGATGCCATCGTGCCGAGCGTCGGCTTCCCAGTGAGGTCGGCATAGCTGCCGCTCGTTGCCACGGTTGCCAGAGACGGCGTGCCTGTGATGGACGAGTACGGCAGCGATGTCACAGGTGCCGATACGCTGATCGTGCCGTCACCGCCGATAGTGACGTTGCTTCCTTGCTTCACGCCACCGAGGACGCTGCTCGTCGCCACCGGAAGCGAGTACGCGGCCGGGATGGTCGGCTTGTTCGTCAGGTCGGCGTAGCTGCCCGTAGTGGCCACCGTCGCGAAAGTCGGCTTGCCAAGAATGTCATCCCACGCCGTGCTGCCAGCCGTCACGTTGCCGACTGCCCACGCCGTGCCGTTCCATCGCACGACCTGGCCGGCAGTCGCACCGCCTTGAGCGAGCGACGACAGAGGCACGGCAGACACGACGAGCGATCCCGCGGAAACGTCCAGGCCAGACCCGACAGACAGGGCAAGCGCCGCAGCGGAGCTGGTGCCGCTGTTGGTGAGCGGTGCCGACACAGTGACGACGCCGCTCGATCCTGACGCACCCGGAGAGCCGGCAGCACCGCTGGCACCGAAGCCCGCCTGCACGGTCGCTGTGACCGCCTGCGAACTCACGGCCGCCGTGATCTTGTCCTCGCTGACCGAGGCCGTGACCTGCTGCGGGCTTGTGGAGACTGTGATGCCCATCAGCGAGTGACCTCGACGAATCCAGTGAGGTAGCTACGCCGCACGCTGGCGGCGTCGGTCGCTGTCAGATCCCAGCGGTACGTGCCCCGCGGCAGGTCGACCGTCTGCGTGCCGGTCAATGAGACGTTGACCTTTCCGGCCGCCGCGTCAGTCAGCGTCGTCGTCATCGCGGCGAGCGTGTTGCCGCCGACGAGCGACGAGATCGTCGCCGCCATCGTGAAGCCCGTGAGCGAAATCGGGTTGAAGTCGATCTCTGCCGACAGGCGGTCGCCGCCACGCACGGAGAGGTTGAGCTGCCCCGGCAGTTGATCGTAGGACGACATCTCTACCTCCACTAGCTGTCTGGGTATGCCGCTGTTGGGACGGTGATGGTGCTGCCCGTGTGCCGCGCCGCCCCCACGGTCCAGCGGAACTCGTCGAGGTATCCCGCCATCGACACGCCGCCTGATTGTGAGCCGATCCATATCTGAGTCGGATTCGCGACCCAGCTAGTCGAATCAGTAATCGCAGAGCCGACGAGCGTGCCGTCGATATACAGCCTGTTGCTTGAGCCGCTGCGACTGATCGCGACGTGCTGCCATGTGTTCGCGGCGAGCGGGACGCTGCCAAACTGCACCGGCCAGCCGACGTTCGCCTGACCGACCCACAACTGCTGCGAGCCTGTGAGGTTTAGGCCCAGCATGAAATACCCGCTGGCATTGGCATTGCCGCCGATGATCCAGCCCTGTGCCGTCGCACTGGTCAAATAGTGGAACCACTCCAGCGTGAAGTCGCCAGACATATTGAACGCTGTGGCACCTGGCAGGCTGACGTACTGGCCGCTGCCGATGGAAATCGACGATGAGCCAAATTTCTTTTGCGCCGTGCTGATCGTCGCTCCGCTTGCCGTGAGCGTGCGAGCTGCATTGGACGAGTCGACCATCGACTCGCCGTGGAGAAGTAGAACCACGTTGGAGAAGAACGGGTCGCTAGAGAGATCCGGCATCGTGTCTGGCCACGCTGCCGCACGCTTGCTCGCCTCTGCTTCTCGCAGCGTCCAGATCCCAGACGCCGCCGTCGAGGTCGGCGTCCGCGTGAATCCGACATATCCCGCACGCGGTCGAGTCATCGCGTCGCCTTGCCTTTCGCCTGGCAGCGATCAGCCGAGCACGCACCGCACGGACACTTCACCCATCCACCATCGGGGCGGTAGATGCGGCCCGTGCCGCTGCACTGCTGGCATGGCCTCGGAGGCTCGATGGCAGCCGGCACGTCCTGCGGCTTCGTCGGCTCCAGTGCGAGGCCAGCGTAGGCGACGTTGACGCTGCCGGCCGTGCGGGCACGCTCCGCGTCAATCACTCCGGGATCGGCGGATGACCACGTCAGCACATAGAGCAGCCAGTGCCACAGAGCGTGCATCTACCACCTCTCGTTTCGCAGCTGCACGTGGCCGTCGATGCCGAGCACGGCGTGAGCCATCTGTGTCTCGTCGGCATCAGCCGGTGCAGGCTCCATGAAGACCAGGGCGGTGAGCCCGATGCGGGCCGCGAGCTTGCCGATTTTCGCGAAGAACTTGAGCACCGGCCGGTCGGGCCGCGGTGGCTCTGGGCGAATCGGAGAGTCAGGTGCGGTCGCGAACCACCACGTCACGCCAACGAGGACGACGGCCGCGACGGCGAGTTTCTTTTGCGTGGCGTTCACTGCTGCTGGCTCCATGCGGTGTAGAGATACAACACGACGCAAGCCCCGATCACAGAGCCGACCATGCCTGCCGGCCCCTGGCCAAACGGCAGACCACCGACGACACTGCCGATGCAGCCAAGAGCGGCACACGGCACCCAGCCGCCGGGCCACTGCAGCGGCAGGATCGCCTTCGCGATGCTGCCCGCGATCACCCCGGTCACTGCCCAGACGATCAGCGTCATAGTGCGAGCCCCCAATCGGCATTTTGAAGGTCACGCCACTCGTAGCTGGTGCCGATCGCCCACGAGTCGCCCTGTTGCAGTGCCGCCTCAACGTCTCGCCGGCGTGCCCAGAACGAGCCGTCAGGCTGATCGTCGGGCCACCGCGGCCCTGACACCCAGTTGGTGTTCCAGCTGTTTTGTATCAGCCCCATATCGTCGGGCGAGCCGTTGTGCTTGTGCCTTACGCCCCACACGAGCATCGCGTGGGACCACGACGAGCCGCGGGAGAGTGCGCCGTCAGAGTCACGCACTCGCGGCGTCGGGCCGTATCCAACCTGCGAGCAGATGGCCACAGGCGTGCCTCGCTCAATCGCGGCACAGAGTTCCTGCCAGGTCTGCACCTGCACGCACTTCGCCTTGCGTTTGTTGGCTTCACGGGCCAACTCGAGCGGCACGCCGTTGCGTCCCCAATCGCGAGACAGGGAGATCGAATACTTCGACAGGTCGAACGACCCGTACTGTTGGCGATAGAGGACGCCGCCGAGCGCCGTGTCGGTGCACTTCCCAGTGAGCCAGCGGGCCGCGGCACCTCCGTAGCTGCCGTCGCCTCCGTTGTTTCTCTCCATCGGCGGGATTCTGGCGGCCGTCCTCGATCCGCCGTACACCGGCTCGGTCGCACATGCAGCCGGCGGCTCCTTCACTTTCCCCGCAACATGGTCGACGGCTTCCGCTGTGTATTCGCCCAACGCAAACGCGAACGACACGCATGTGCCCGCAGAGCCCTGGTCCCACGACCGCCACGGCGTGCCGTACTTCCGCTGGTGAGCAATGTCGACCGCACGATAGAGGAACGTGTCGCGGCCGGTCGCGTTCTTCATCGCGTCGGCACCCGCCTCTGCGAACGTCGGCTGTGCCAACTCGCCGAGGAACAGGCGAACGCCCTCGGGATTCGGCTGATAGCCAAATCCGCTATCGACGCGCTTCAGTAGGCGATGCGTGTAGTGGTCAATGATGGCTCCAGCAATCGCCGCGAACACGACGAATGCAATGGCTGACATCGTCCAGACGCTGCGTCGATGGCTCAATCGTCAGCCTCCCCGAGATTGCGGAGGCGTGGCAGCACTCGCGGCAGCACGGGGCCAGGGCCGCGGTCTTCGCTGCACTTGCACGAGGCGGACTGCTCGCGGATCTGGACAAGCTCCGCGTGGATGAGATGCAGGTAGACCGGGCACGCGATGGCAGACGCGGCCACGACGAGCACGGCAATGCAGCAGCACAGCATGAGAGCGTTGTCGACGACCTCCCACACGTGATCGAGCAGCGTCATCGGACGGCCTCCTCGGCGGCATCGGCAAGCGTGCGGTACGCGGCGACCCACTTGGCACGAGTCGTCGTGTCGAGCGGCCCGCCAGATGTGCCGGCCACCTCATCGAGATACCGGCCGGCAGCGGCGGTAGCGTGTGGCTGCTCGCGTGTCAGCGTCCGCGGCAGGAATCGCCCCTCGGCGGCAGCGACACGAACGTCCTCGAGCTGAACGCCCGTGGTGATTCGTGGCGTCGACTTCTGGCCGTCGGCCTGCAAGGCGTCGGCGATGCCTCGGCACAGCCCGGCGAAGGCGGCAGCGTCATCGGCCGCCGACGGCCCGACGAACTTACCCCGGAGCGACAGGCCGGGCTCGGGCCGAACGTCCTCGCCTGGACGCTGCGAGAACTCGACAACGGCAGCCAGTGCCGCCACGGCAAGCAGGGCGGCGAATACGATTGCCTTCTCTCGGCTCATCGCTTGGCGCTCCCGTGGAGCAGCTCCAGCCAGAGACGGTCGACAGCAGCACCGCTCTCCTCGTCGAGCGGGCCACCAGCGGACAGGCGGTCACGCACGGCCAGCAGGCTGTCGATCGCAGCCCTGGCATCCGGCGTGGCTGGTGCCGCAGGCGGTTGCACTCGGAACAGGTCAGACGGCAGCGGCATCGCCTGTGATGGCGTCGCCTTGCCGGCAGGCCACATGAGCCAGGCCACGGCAGCGGCGACGATAAGCAGCGTCATCATGCGGGGTCTCTCCTCGTGATTGCGAGCAATGCTTCAATGGCACCAGCGGCGAGCGACAGGATCAGCACGCGAGTCGCCGGCCGAATCAGCAGCCACGCTGGCCAGAACGTGATCGGCACGCACTTGTCCGCAAACGAATCAAACAGGGCGGCGGCGGCCGTCAGCACGACCGCCTTTTTCTCTGGACCCGACAGCGTTGTCACGGCGTCGAGCCCAGCCACGAGCAGGTGCAGCAACTGCACGAGCAGCCTGCCGAACTCGGCCCACGTCAGGCCGTCCGATGCTTGCTCGCGGGCAGCCGCCAGGAACGCATTGGCCTTGGCGGCGACTGTCTGGAGGTTGTCGGCGGCGTCCACGGCAGCGTCATCCAGAGGGCGGCGAATCGTCCTCCGTCGATTCTGCCGCCTGCCCCCCGTCCCCTTGCAGGGGCATCGGGAACACGACGGCGTCAGAGATGTGCTGGTAGCACGCCTGCCAGCAGTCGTCCGCCTCGTCGTGGGCGTCGCGCCGCTCCAGCAGGAACGGCTGCGTGAAGACCTCCTCCCGGCCCGGCACGAGCTTCGCCGTGGCGTCCGTCATCGTCAGGTACACATACCGACGCCCGTACTCGATGACGATACGGCGTTCGATGTAGTCGTGCTCGCGACTCATTCTTCCACCGGGAGCTCGTCGAACGCTTGGCGAGCCTCGTCGGTCATTTCGATTCGCTTGAGCGTCACCGGCCGAGGCTTGATGACCGACCGCTCCTGCCTGGTGCGATCATCCCATCGCGCCTGCACTTCCTTGCAGCGTTGCTCGATCTCGGCCGGCGTCGGGTCGCGCGTCTCGCCGCGGGCAGGCTTGTACCGCAGACGGCGATTGTTCCGCAGCGGCAGATCCCAGAGGTCACGCAGGCGAATGACCTGGTCCTTGGAGATTGTGTAGCGGACGCACAGTGCAGCAATCGGCATGTGCGAATCCCAATCCGCACGAAACGAAAGCACGTTGATCGTCGCCGTCATTCCAGCCACGACATCACCGTCCTCATCGCCGGATCGAGGTAGAGCGACCTGCCTGTCTTCGCCGCGATGGACGCATGGAACGGAACGTGCTCGCAGTCGCTGCCGTCATAGGTGCCAGACAGATACGCGCCGGTCTCGTAGGTCGTCATCCCGCCGAACGCAGATGCCACCGGAACGACAGGCGATCCCACGGGGGGCAGCCACGAGTGTTTCCAGCCGCCGATGCCAGCCGTGTAGTCGTCGAAGCTTGAGTTGAGCCGCAGCGCCCAGCAGTCGTACTGCAGCCACGTTCTCTCCCGCTTCGTTTCGCCAGACGGGGTCATCACCATCTGGAAGTGCCGCATCAGCGACACGCTCGCCATACCGTAGGCGTGCGGATTGGCAGCCAGCGCCCCCACGCCGTGCAGGAATCCTGCGTGGCTCCAGCCGCCCCACATATCGAAGTCGATCGCCACGACGAGGCTGGCATTCGGCGCGGACTCCCTTACCCACGACTGACACTCCGTCCGGTACTCCGCAAGCGCCTGCGTCCGGGGTCCAGCCCATTCGGCTCCGTAGTGTTTCCGGCCGAGCGTCTGGTCGATGTAGGACGCCTGCGGATACTCCTGGCAGAACTCCTGCAGCACCCGCGGCGTCTCGTCGGTGTTGTCGTTCGTGCGAACGTGCAGCCTCCACGAGCGGACGCCGTCGCACAGCTGCACCAGACGAGCAAGATTGCCCGCCAGCCACTTGTCGCAGTTGCGGGCAAGACCGACGAATGCCACGTCGGTATCACGCAAGACGTCGACGCCTCGCTCGTAGTTCGCCTTGAAGTCCTCGACGAACACGTCCAGCGGGTACAGCAGGTGATCCGGTGGAGATTCCATCACTCAGCCCTCGTGCTTCACGTGGTCACAGCAGGCAAAGCAGACAGCGTCGCACCACTCGACACGACGCTCTAGTTCATTCAGTCGCACGCTGCCGTCGACTTTGCAGATTGGCTCGATGTCCTGATACGCAAACGTCACGCACTGATACAGCGAGCCGTCCGCTCCGACTGCCATGAGCTTGTCGTGCCGATTGCAGAGCTTTCCCTGCGGCGGCGGTCCAGCGAGGTAGACGTTGCCCGGCCCGAGGATCTCCTCAGCCGCCGCCTTGAGGTGCGACACGTCCGCCGGGCCATGCGTGTCGAGGTGCCAGTTGATTCCGGCCAGCGGCAGCGAGCGGAGGTACGCGAGCGTCTCGGCGAGCTTCGAAACCGTCGAGTCGGCAATCACGACCGTGGCCCGAGCAGGACAACCGCACTCCGCGAGCATACGGATGCTGCGGCTGTACGAGTCCTCCATGCCGCTGCACGGATGCCACGACGCAGTCCAGGCAACGCATCGCTCGAGGGCACCCGTGGCGATGAGCCGCTGAATCGCCGTGCTCATCAGCGTGTTGCTCGTGATCGCCCAGCGATGCGGAATCGCCGCGAGGATCTCGGGCAGGTCGAGACGCATCAGCGCCTCGCCGCCGCTGATCTCCAGGTGCCCGCCCATCGCGTCGTAGTTGGCGGCGAAGAACGCAACGAGGTCCGCAGCTGGGGCACGCTCGTCGGACGACGTGATCTTGCTGTCAAAGATCAGGCGGTTCGTTTGCTTGTCGATTGAGTATGGACAGTACGGGCATTTTCGGCCGTAGCTGTGGCCAGCGCTGTAGTTCTGGCATGACCACGATGGGAACCAGACGAGCTTCATTTGGATTGCACCTCGCGCCCGAGGCAAGCCCGTCCAGCATCAGGGCGCTGGACGGGCTTGCCTATCGGTCACTCGTATCGAACCACTGCGATCCAGCCGCGACGCGCCGGGCACCACGCGGTGCCGATCTCGCGGACGCGCCTTGTGCCCCAGAAGCACGCCGAGCGGCACGCATGGTCTGGCGACGATGTCGAGAACCCCAAGCCCTCGTAGCCGCCACCACGCCGTCCGCAGTGGACGAACGTGTTGGTGCTCGCCAAGTGGTCGGCGTGCGACTGAGCCGACACGACGGTCACGCTACGCGGCGTGCTGACAACGACGCTGGTGGGTGCGTCACTGTGAACCACGACACGCTGGGGACGCAGCAGGCTGCATCGTCCGTTGATGCACACCGTATCGGCCGCAGCGGTCGAGCAGAGCAGGACCGCGAGAAGCAAAGCGAAACGCATTGGCTAATCCTCCGTGAGCCAGGCCGCACTGCGCGGCCTCATGCGAATCACGGTAGATGCCGCGTCAAGCGAGACGGGCAAGCAGCTTGCGGAGCGTGGCGGCAGTCTCGTCGTCTGGCACATACGCAGCTCGCAGCCGCGCCTCGGCGCGATGGATCGCCTCTCGCTCCTCGTCGGTGAGCGATACCGTTGCGCGTCCTTCTAGTGCACCGTTTCGCAGCCGCTCAATCTCGTCTGCCGCCTCCTCGTACAGCCTGCCGCTGTGTGCGATGTGCAGGCCACGCCAGTTGCGCAGGCGGCTGACGATGTCGCCCTCGTAGGCGTCGCGACTGATGGTGTTCATTTCGTCCTCCTCCTCGGCGGTGAGCGTGGGCTTTGACTCGGTGCGTGCGGATATACCGTCGGTATATTCCGACACTTGAGGGCAAAGCGAGTAAGAAATACGCGGCAGTCTTTCTTTCGTCATGGCTCTCTTGATGCCTGGCATAGCAGGGCCGCCAGAGCTGCAACGCTTGCAAACCAAAGCCAAGGTGGCATTGCGTCGATGTGCTGGAGCATTGTCATTCGGAGACGTGCTGCAAGTGGAAATCTAAGAGCTTGACGTATGGCGGCGTCCAGCCCTTGACGAGCTTTCCCTGCAAGCCAAGCTCCCTAATTCTTTTCACAACCCACGGCGAGCTGCGAAGCGAAGCAATTGAAAGCCTTTCATCGAGGGCACTTGGGGCAGCTGGCTCGCGGGGGCGGCCTCGTCTCATCTGAAGGTTCCTTCCTTCGCAGTGACGCACCGATCATGAGGGCGAAGACGAATGTCATCGCCTCGACAATGACGCCAAGACACACGCAGCAAAGTTGTTCGACTGTCATGGCCAATCTGGATAGACCAGACCTCCGCTTCCGCTCGCGTCAACAACCTCAACCGCGTTGAGTCCGTTCAACGTGTTCGCAAGTTTTTCAGCCAGCACCATCGGATCGTCTTCTTCGTCGGCAAGCGTTGCGGCACAGAGCGCCAATTCGTCGGCGTGTTCCTCGCAGTGTTCACACAGGCCGTCGTCGGCTTCGATCCACAGGCGGATCGTCAACGGGCCAACCGAAACTCGCCGCATGAGTTCGTAGACACGCATACGCTTCCTCCTTGCTGGTGACGACGTGACACGGAGTCCCTCCCCGAGTCTCTAGTTCGTTCATGCGCCGGCGCTGAATCTCTGTTGGCTTCTTGCCTGGCTGCTTGACCTCCAGCCACACGGCGTACCCGCGTTGCAAGCAGAGGAGGTCGGGCAAGCCCGCAAGCTGGTACGGCCCGCCATGAATCTTGATGGGCTTCCAGCCCAGTGATTCGGCTACCCGAACAATCGACGCGACGATGTTGGACTCGCGTGGCATTCCTTTGCCTTTGCTACGGCGTCACCGTTGAAGCAGCGACGGCAAGATTCGCATACCCGAACAATCGAATCGCTCAAGTTGAGTGGGCAATCCTGAGCGATGGGGGCTGATCCGTCAAGGTCATATCCGTCACGAAACACGACCGGCGCTATCGCTGCTGGCGGCACCTCTCCACGGTCGCACTGGTACGACCAGAACCATTGCAAGCCGTCGGGCACGATGCTGCGAAACTCCTCCAGCCTTGCCCACGATGCCCCGTCTACCGAGAAGTGGACGTAGACGCTGGGGTGCGGCCGGATGGTTGCTGCGACCTCCGGCTTCCGTGTGACCACCCACTGCGGCACGTGCGGCAGCAGGCAGGCCACGGCGTCAATGCACGCTGGCGTTTCGGCCACAAGGTCGCCGCCGCCGCACCAACGAACGAACGTGAGTTGCAGCCGCGTCGCCCAGCCAGCGATGCGACCGGCGAGCCGCTGCGGATCGGCCCGCAGGGAGTTCAGCAGCCGGTGCTGCTTGGCGAGGCTCGCGGGCCACGTCGACGGCCCCTTGGCGAAGTAGCACGTGTCGCTGCACACAATCGTCGGAGTGCAGGTTCCCACGATTGGGAAGTTGAGCGAGTGCCCTGTGACCTTGTTCGTGCTGAACGGGTTCTCGTCCGGCGCAAGCAGGTCGCCGTGGCCCTGCGGTTTCCGTGCGAGAGAGGCGACGCTCATGCCGCCACCTGACCAGGACTGTCAAGGCAAAAAGCCGCCCCGCTGCGCGGAGTTCGCAGCGGGGCGACGGATAGGAGCCATCCTTGGCGGCCGGCGTTACTCGCCACTCCCGGCTGGGCGACCCGTGTGGCTGGGATGATTCTGAGCAGCCACTACGCCGAGGGTGCGGCGTGACTTAGATATTCCGCGATCCGTTCGCGGAGCTTCTCGTTCGTGTCGCGCAGCACCTCCAAATACCGCCGCCCATTTGGCTCGGCATCTGCCTCGGCAAACGTCATGCCCTGGAACCTGCCGAACTGGAAGCGGAACTCTGCCGTGTCGGTTGGCCGCGAAGCCGTCGCCGACCGCGGCACGGCGTCGACCCGCAGTCGCACTCCGCAGAACGCGCATTCGATCACGTCCTGCAGCTTGCCCCTGCGTGGGACAAACTCGCCGACGTGATCCCACGCGACGGCCTCGCAGCGGTAACACGGTTCCGGGTGGGGGTGGAAGTCGATCATGATTTAGTCGTTTCCTTCCGGAAACTAACGCGGCCAGAGCCAAGCCTGACACGCAGATCGACAAGCACGGCCGGAGCATTGTGGTTTGCGCCTTCGCCTTGCTTGCCTTTTTTTACGTACGAACCTTTCAGCAGCGCGGCCTTTCGCTTCTGCTGAAACTCCTGCTGCTTTTTTGATTTGTGCGACAGCGTCTCAGACTTGATTGGCTTCTTGAGTTCAAAGCCTGCGACGTTCGGTATCGGGTTCCCTTTGTCAAAGTTCTCGATAAGGTTTCGCATTTGCGGCGACAGCGAGAACCGCTCGACACGCGGCGTGCCGTCTGGGCCTGGGAGTTCAACGTAAGCAACGCTTCTCCAGAACAAGACCTTCGTCGCAGCGAACTGCCGCTTGCACGCTTGCGCGAACACGCAACAGCCGGGGTCTTTAGGCGTTGCGGACGACACGTCTTCCGGCCGGATAAAAACGCGCAAGTCTTTGTCGGAATCCACAACCTCGATCTCGCCCCACACGCGACGAATCTCCGTAAACGACTTCTGGTTGTTCGAGCTCGACGTGATCTTCTTCCTTGGCATGATTGCTCTCCTTGAATCCATTCAATCAAAGCACGGCGACGCCAACGTGACGCAGCCGCGTATCACAGCACTTCCATGCGCGGCACCGGCTTCCCGTGCCGCCCTTCGTTGACGACGTACAGATTCCGCCGTGCCCGCGTCACGCCGACGTAGGCAATCCGGCACTCTTCATCGTGCTGGTCCTGGCAGTCTTCGCGGCCCTGCTCGACCCGCTTGCCGACCGTCGTGAGCAGCGCTACGTTGTCGGCCTCCATGCCCTTGACCGAGTGGATTGTCCCGACGCGGATCTTCGTCTCGGCAACCAGCTTCGGACCCCACCGCTCGGCGTGTCGCCGCCACTCTTCGCCGCGGTCCACGAGGCCGCACCACCTGCCGCTGCGAATCTTCTCGACGAGCGGCTCGGTCGCGCCGACCTTCGGGAGATCGTCGGGGAAGATCACGTCCCACTCGTCGGAGTGCTTCTTCGCCCAGCCGGTCTTCGCGCCGCGGTCCAGCATCGGCTCCTTGTCTTTGTTCGTGCATGGCAACAATTCAATCGCACGCGCCCACTCGCTGCCGCTGACGTGCTGGCCTTTCTCCAAGGCGTAGAGGGCGGCGAGGCCCGTGCCGCGCGCCGTCGCCCCCTCCTGCTGCGTTACCCACTTCGCGGGCTTTCCTGCCGCGTGCAGGCTGGCGTAGAGCCGATTCGCCTCATAATTCGTGCGAGCGATAAACAGCCACTCCTCGTCTGGCCTTGCGCGGATGAATGGAAGTTCTGTCTCGCAGTCGAATATGCGACCTTCGTGATCGGCCGGTGCCACCTTTCGGTCGAAGTAGCCGCGGTGCATCCGCCGCAGGCACCGCTCGCCGAGTTCAAGAATCGGCTTCGGGCAGCGATACGACTTTGGCATCGTCCGCTCTTTCTCCGCCGGCCAACCAAGGAAGCACTCCGCACTTGACCCCGCGAAGCCGAAGATCGATTGAAACGGATCGCCCACGACGTAGCACCACTTCACGGACTCAGCCGAGACAAGCCGCTTGCAGGCCGCGTCGAGCAGGGGGCTGGCGTCTTGCTGCTCGTCGAACAGCCACGCGGATACGTCTGGCAGCTCGCCTTCCGGCTCCGTTCTCGCGATGCCGTCAACCGTATGCAGGCGGAACCCGGAAAACCGCAGGAGCAAGTCTGAGAAGTCGAGACGATCTCCTAGCCGCTTCGCCATCTCGTACCGTTCGGATATCCGAACAACCGCCGCGTAGTCTGGTACGTCGTCGTCGAGCCGCCGCATCTTTCGCACGACTTCGTCGAGCGGCTGGAGCGTGTTTCTTGCCCGCTCCCAGCACGTGAGCGCGGCCCCCTCCTGCCCGCCGACGAACTTCTGCCGGCCCGTGTCGTCGTCGATACTCGTCGAAACCTTCACGCCGAGCGCGTTGCTGATCCATTCGGTGTCGGCCGCGGAGTTGCCGATCAGCTGCCCAGGCTCTAGCCCCAAGCACCTGCGGGCTGTCGAGTGGACGGTGCGAAACCACCCCTCGCCGTCGAGCATCGACGGGGCGACGTTCCACGCCGCTGCCGCCCGCCCGACCGCCTCGGCCCGCGCGGCCCGCGTGAAGCTGGCGAATCCAAGGCGAAGGGGATTGCCGCCCAACTTAGGCAACGCCGCCTCCATGATCTTCAGGAGTTCGGTCGTCTTGCCGCTGCCGGCCGCGCCGATGAGTCTTGCTATCTTCACTAGATTGCCCTTGCTAAAACCAGAAGGGGGGTGAACAATCGCGGTTCCCAAAAGTTCTCGCGGCAAAAACAGTTTCCCCGGCAATTTTCCCGGCACGTTCTGCACTTGTTTTTACGGCACGAAACGCACCTTGCCGGGAAAACGAGCCGCCGCAAAGCGGTTTTGGGCGTGTTGAAATTTTCCATATAACTAGGAAGTCCCGTCGGCAGGCCCGGCGGTCGTCAGTGTCGCGGCCATATCTTCTAGCACCGCGAATTCCCTCCGAGACCACACCACGTACGATTTGCGGGCACCGCCGAGGTGCCGGTGCTCCTCATGCCGGAAATCCTCTGCGGCCCCCATACGGGCAAGCAGACGCCTCTTGAGGGCAAGCCGCTCTCCCGTCTCAACCCGGTGCTGCCGCTCGATGTCTTCCCAGATTTTTCCCCACGCGAACCACAACGTGCCGTCTGCCCGCCACGCTGCCCGGCCGGTCGGGTCGGGAATGTCATCATCGGACGGCTGGGCAGCCTGGGCTAGCCGGTCGTAGAGCCACGAAGCCAGGAGCACGTACCGCAGGCTCGACGCTCCTGGCCACTCCTCCCCCGCGTTGTCGAGGAGTTTCGCCTTGACTCCACGGGCGTTCCGCTTGGTCGACCGGTCGCCAGCCGAGACGTTGTCGCGGACCTTGTAGCCGCCGTCCCAAATCTGACGCCACCGCTTCGGGTCGTCGTCGAGCATCACGCGGCCCGTCGCGGCCAGCACCTGCGCCGCCACCTTCGGTGCAGAGCGGTACTGATCCACGGTCAGCGTCACGTTGCCTGTGTGGTCTGGCGTGTAATTCCGCCAGTGCGGGACGTGCAGGCGGTACTCGATGGGGTCGCTGTGCACGATGGTCAGCCCCCACTCGCCCGGCCCCCATTCGGGGTCGCTGTCCGAATCCGGTGTCAGCGGAGCGTAGGACAAGCCGACTTCCGTAAACACTCGTTGCCACCCGGTCGGCGTCAGCCCTGGCTGGCGGGCCGTGACCGCAGGCGGCGATGCCATCTCGGCGGCGATGATCGCCGCGTCTGCCGAAACACCCGCGGCCCGATTCTTGCGGACGAACCCGATGGCCGAGCGGTAGATCGCCACGCACTCCGCATCGTCGAGCGGCGGCTTGCACTGGATCGCGTTGACCGCCCGAATCTTGAGCAGCAGGTCTTGCTGCTCCCGTTCGTGGTCGAGGTTCGGCCCCGCGCGGAACGCCTCGGAGACGGCGAACCTGTGCAGCTCGTTGTTCCTGCCGCCCGACTGCACGGGCCGATGCAGCATCTCGCGGGCCGGCGACCTTGCTATAGCCCGCGTTTGCCCGCTGCCGTCATCGTTCCAGAGCAGGTTCAGCAACCGCTCTGGAAGCGGCTGGAGTTCCACGTCGTCCGGACTCATGCCAGGCACCCACTCGTAGCGGATGCCGGTGTGGTGCGTTGATGGCGGCACGACCGACTGCGCCGCCTTGCCGCCGTTGCCGATCCGAACTTCGATGCCAAGCACCTTCCGCACCGCGACGGCAGGCAGGTCTTCCCGCCAGCGAAACAGCCGATGTGGTCCGCGGCCTGCCTGGTAAGTTGGCGTCCAAATCTCGCCGAGGTCGAGGTCGTTCCACGCCGACTTTGCATCGTCGCCGTCGAGTTCCACGTCGATCACACCAGACTTCGGGCCGAGGAGCAGGCCGACGTTCACAGGTTGACTGCGCTCGTACCAACTCAGCACCTCGTCCTCGTCGTTCGTCGCGGACAGGTGCCACGCCGTTCCGCCGCTGGGGTGCTTGCCCGGCGTGCCGCAGTCGTTGCCTTTGATGCAGGTGCAGACTTCCGGCTCGACCACTCCGTAGAGCGGCACTAGATGCCATCCAAGGCGGCAGTACGATGCCGCGAGCGTGCCCACGCTCATGATCAGATCCTCCGTTTGTGCGGTGAAAGGAAAGCCCCCGCGCCGCGTCTCCACGAGGCGCGGGGGCGTATGACCGACGAGCCCTTCCCTGACTACGCCGCATCCTGCGGCACGTCGATCTGCGTGGCGACACGCGACAGCGGCTCGGTGTAAAGCCGCCGCACGATGTCGCCCTCTTCCTTCGTGATCGAGCCGATGAACTTCGGGACGATCTGCGAGTACGGCTGCCCGCCCGCGTTTTCAACCTTGTCGAGCGTCAGGCTCACGATCGCACGGTAGTGCGGCACGGCCAGACGCTTCACGAACGGGGTCACCGTCTTCAGCGAGCCCGGCCCCGCCGTCACCAGCAGCGGCCACGCCTCGTCGCCGCGGAGGATCGCCAGCAGGCGAGACTCCTTGCACCGCTTGCCGCGACCGGACTTGCTCGTGCCGTACTGGTTGTACGGAAGCCTCGTCCAATCGTAGGTGCGGTCACCAGTGCGGCACGACTCCAGCACGTCGGCATCGAGGTCGCCGATGTCCTCGTTGACCCTGACCGCGGTCATGAGGTCGTAGGACACCAGCACCGGAGACGCCTTGCCCTGCGGCTCCTCGCTGCCCCACAGCGTGCCCCGCACGCCGTAGTAGACGAGCACGCCGTCGATGCTCTTCGCGGACTGCTCGTTGTTCCCCGAGTCCGTCCACGACCACACCTTGCCGCCGGCCGCGGGCGTTGAGACGCGGGGCAGGTCGGACGCCAGCAGCGTCTCACCCGGCCCCAGGTTCGCCATCAGAGCCTCACGCACGTCCGAGTCGGGACGCAGGGCCAGAAACTTGCTCTGCGCTGCACCCGTAATGAGTTCACCCGTCGGAGTCATCAGCCACCAATCCTTTCGTGAAGTGAAGAAATAGAAACAGAACGTACCCAAACAATCAACCCAGCGTTCGGTGCGACAGCCGCACCTCCCGGTACTCATCAATCAGCCCCTCGAATGGGGTGCCGGCGGCCAAACCCGCCTCGGCTGGCTGGCCGTCGCCGCGGTTCTCGACCAGCCACGACTTGAGCGTGGTCGTGTTGACCGCAATCAAGTCGCTAAGCCCGGCCTCCTCCGCGGCCTCGACAACTGCCTCGCGGTTCTCGCTCGGCACGCTAACGCTGAAAAACTCGCGAGTGGACCACGACTTTCCAGCCGCCCGCACGCCGTCGAGGCCCGACGCCGCCAGCACCTCGACTGCCATCTGCTCGGCCTCGTCAAGTGCCTTGTTGACCTTCTTCGCCTCGATAGCGATCCGCTCCTTCTCGGCCTGCAACTCGGCCACTCGCTCTAGCAGCTTTGAAAGCTGCTGGCTGTCCGCAAGCTGGCCGTCGATCTCCAATTCAATACTCATGCCACTGCACCTTTCCTCGGCGAAAGTTTTTGCAGCACCGCGTCGACAACATTTCGACGCTCCCTCAATGCCGCGTACACCTGCTCGTCCACTGTGCCCTGGCACACAAGGTGGTAGTACCGCACGCACCGCGTCTGCCCCGGTCGCCGTAGACGGGCCAGACTTTGCTCGTAGTCGCCTAGCGAGTAGCCGAGGCTGTAGTAGAAGGCGTAGGCCGCCCGCGAGCAGTCAATCCCGACGCCGCCCGACTGCATCTGCACGCCGAGAATCGCCGCGTCACCGGCTTGCCATCGCTCGAGATCTTTCCGCTCGCCCGACACCTCAGCGTACTCGCGGCCTAACTCGCGGGCCGCGGCGGCCACATCATCGAGGTCGCTGCGGAACCGGCAGAATACAACCACTGGCTCCGTAGCCGACAAATCTTCCAGCCGATCTTGCAGCGCTAGCCGCTTGCTTGGGATGCCGTCGATCGCAGTCACGCCAGCCGCGCCGTCAATGCGGGCGTAGCCGCCGGTTGCCTGAGCCATCCGCAGGAGCTTCGTCAACGCATTTGCCGCGGTGACTGTGCCGGCATCAATTTCTGCCGTCATCTCTTTCTCGAACGTGCGGTAGAACCGCAACACCTTCGGGCTGAGTTCGACCGGGATTGTTTCGTGGATTGCATCGGGCAGATCGAGCACTTCGTCTGCCGTAACACGCCAGGAATGAGCGTCGAGTTTCGCCGCCAGTTCGTCTTGGTTCCGCCACGTGCGCACCTTCGACGGGAACCGCGGGTCGCATTCTGCGTAGCGAGCCCGCATTCTCGTATAGCTTGCGCCGAATACGTTCGGATCGAGGAACCGAAACTGCCCGTATAAGTCGAGCGGGCTGTGAGGCATTGGCGTGCCTGTGAGGCAGAGCCGTTTGGCGTGGTCGTGTTTCGCCGCAATCCTTGCCAGCCACCGCGAGGCTTTTCCTCCCGGCGATTTGATTCTGTGCGACTCATCCAGCACGATCGCTGCCCACGACGTTGCTTCAATAATCTTTCCAAGTTCGCCACGCCAGACGCTGTCGTAGTTCACGACAACCACCAGCGTTCTGCCCGCCGCCATCAGCAGGGCGTTGCGAAGTCTCTCTGCACGCTTCTTGTTCTCGCCGTCGTGGAGCAGCACAGCTTCGACGCCCGGCTTGTCGATTCCGAGAGCGAGCAGCGTCGTGAGCGTCTTGCCCGTGCCCATATCAAGCGCGAGCATCGACGCGTGCCGCTCCGCTGCCCACGCCGCTGCGTCTCGCTGGTGACGCCACGCAGTGAATTCACCGCGTGATGCCCCGACAAGAACTCGACCCCATGCCGGTGCCACGGCCTGCGGACACACGACCAACACGTGCGGACGCTGCTTCATCCGGTCGAAAGAGTCATGCCACGCCACGAGTCACCTCCTCCGTAGCGAGGTCTTCGTGGAGGATCTCGTCGGCCATCTTGTCGGCCTCGGCCTGCAGCTTCCCGATGTGCCGAATGAGCGCGGCGTGAATGTCGCGGCGAGCATCAGCCTTCGTCAGTCGCCACTTCTTGCCATACGGCACTAGCGCGTCGCCGCATCTCACCAGCGGCTGGCCGTTGAAGACGATCTCCGAGATCACTCCCTCGTCGATCCAGTGAAGCTCCGGGTTCGTTCCGATGTACGCGCTGTAGACCGGAGTGCCCTTGTTGATGTGTTCCACGTTGTCCCTTTCTTTGGTTGCCGTTCGTTGTTTGAAAAGAGCCGTGGCGGGCGGGGGAACGGTGGAACCCACCCGCCACGGCGACTGCCGCTTACGCGGCGTCTGGCGGGGGACTAGACCGCCATCGTCAGTGCAAGCCTTTCGGCCTGTGCAACCTTGCCGTCGTGCAGCGCCCGCACGATCCGCTCCATCTCGGTCGGCCGACCGCGGCGGATGCTGTCGTGCTGGACGTATCCCTGGACCGCGTTGAACGCTTCCCAGCCTGTGACCACGAAGTCGGAGCCGAGCGAGCCCCGGCCCGTGACCATCCGCTCCGACGACAGGCGGCGGAAGATGGCCTCTGTGCGGTGCCGGTGCATCGTGACCGAGCGGCGTTCGTCAGACTTCGGCTCGCCGTAGATCGCGTTGAGAAACTCGACCATCCGAACCTCGCGGGACTGCATCTGCTGCACGACAGCCGTGAGGTTGCCCCAGCCCGCTTCCAGCGAAGCGAACGTCGCGATCAGTTCGTCCATCTGAAGCAGCAGGCTCGACGTATGGCGGATCGCCACGTTCGTGCCCTCGGCTTGCCGCAGGATCATCATGTTGCGGCAGGCGTCGCGATACATTCCGAGCGAGGCGCGGAACGCCTGCCCGCCGTAGCCGGCGTCGATCACGATGCGAGGAAACACGTTGTCCCTCGTGCCGTACACCGCGAGCCGCTGCTCCTTCGTCGGCTGGACCGTGACGTAGTGGCCGTGGTCGAAATAACACTTCACATCGGCCACGCCGTCGAACGCCACGCCGGCCGCTTCGACCAACGCCAGCACGTCGTCAGTCGTGTGCGGCGTGTAGCGGTCGCTGACCGATCCGTAGCCGACCGCCGCGCCGGTATCAGACCGGAACAGGCCGTAGAACGGCGTGGCCATGTTCTCCGGTCCCCGCAGCGGGAACTTATCGATGCTGAAATTGAAGGCCGAGCGAACCTTGTCGGCCACGTTGCAGGTGATCATCTCGTTCATAGTCAGAGTCCTCCGTTAGTTTCCGAACCTAAACAATCAGTCCAGCGGCACGGCCAACGCGGCCGAGCCGCAAGTCAGTCAGCACTCGATCTCCTCGACCACCAGCCCCTCCTGCTGCCGGATCACGGCACACAGGTTCTCGATCAGCGTCAGCGTGGCGTCCACGTTGGCGGGGTTGTCGCCGATCTTCGTCGTGAGCCGCGTCCGCATATCGTCTCGGCCGAGCATCCGGATCGCGTCTTGAATCTTCTTGAAGTCCATCTTGCTAGCAGGGGTCATCGTCGTGTCTCCGTTGTGGTTTGATTGGAAGTCCGAACAATCAGCATCCAAAAAAGAACGGTACTTGAACCACCTCGGCGTCAGCGTTCAGGCCCATTCCGGTGTTTTCGTACTTGCGGCGAAATGCGTTCGCCGCCTTGTGCGTCTTGAACGTCTTCACGAGCCGAATGTCTGTCGTGCAAGTCACAACCATGTGAGCCCGGTTGATCCCAGCCACCCAGCCGATTTTTGTCTTGATCGCAAACTCGTACATCGTTCGTCCTCCGTTTCGTTGTCCTGCCGCGGGGTCCGCCGCGTCATGCCCTCATTATACACAATATTTATCGGCTGTCAATAGGGGCGTGGATTATTTTTTTGCCCCTATTTTCCCGGTGTTTTCTGGGGGTCTTCACCGCACCACCCCCAGGCCCGCGTCGGCCAGATCGAGAACCGCCCGCCCGAAGACCCGCAGCCGCCCCGGCGGCGAGGCCGGTGCAGGCTGAGGGTACGCAGTCGGCAGGCCCGCCATAGGCATCACCGCCTGACGCTGCGCGATGTCGATCGAAGCAAGTTGCAGCCGCGTCTCGATGAGCAGCGAGCAGGCCGACGCCATCGCGGCGATCACGCAGACGGTGCGGAGAAGGTCGCGGATCATGCCGCCACCTCCTTCTCGACCGGCCACACGTACTCAAGGTCGGCGGGCTCTTTCCAACCGAACCGCCCGTAGTGCTGGCGATCCTTGCGGAGCAGGTTGCTGCGATGGCTGGCGTGGAACGCGTCGTAGCCGATCCAGTTAGGAGACGCCATCAGACGGTCGCTGCTCCACGCGATCTGCCACCAGCACTCTTTGAACTGCGGCAGCAGTGTGTCGTTGTAGCCACGACGTATCCACTCGTGGCACACCTCGATGGCGTACTCGACAAGCGTGAACTCGTGGCCGCGCCACATTCTCGCTGCCGGATGATTCGCCCACGCCGTCGGCTTCGGTTGGTGCTCGCCAACCGGCACGCCGAGCGCGAGCAGAATCTGCTTGCACTCGACACGCTGCTTGCCAAGGCGGCGGTAATCGAGACAGCGGGCAGACTCGTTGAACGAAGGACAGGGGAGGAAGGTCTGCATCACTGCGCCTCCTGACTGTCGTGAACGTACCCGTCCTCGATCACCAGCCCGGCAGCCCTGGCTACGTCCTCACTCATCATGGCCTCGTTCATGACGTTGGCGTAGCCTTCGCTGTCGTCGACAAGCCGACCGGTCAAGCACCTGTCAGCATCGACCTCGGGCCAGACGCAATCCCACAGCAGCGGCTCTGCCAATCGCCGGTAGTCGGGGTCGCTCATCGCGGTCCCAGAATAGAGGTCGCACAGGACGCGCTCCTGCCAATCCGAGCCTAGTACCAATCGCAGCCTTTGGGCGGCGAGAGCCTGCACCTTGATGGCCTGATGCCCGGCATAGTCCAGGCCGTCGACCAACGACACGCAGCGGTGAAAGTCGTGGTCGCCCAGGACGTGCTGGTCGCCTGCTTCCTCATCGGGCGGGCTGAAACTGTTGTCCATCAACGTCGGCGGAAGCTGGTGCGGGACGGCGATAAACGCCCCGGCTAGATAGTCGCCTGCCCTGTTTGTCGCGTGCCGCTTGAGCGCGGCGTGAAATACTGCCAACACCTGATTTGCACTCATCGTCCCGTCCTCCGGTTGATTAGGTTTCCGAACAATCAGTCCTGCCCCGGCGGGCAACGCACCCGCCGGGGCAGGCACCGATTAGCAGTACACGCTGTAGGCCACTTTGTCTTCACGCTTCTCTTCGCTGATACCGCCGAGCGGCATCCCGTCGAGGTAGCCGCCGTTCACCGTGCCGCCTTTGACCGCCTTGGCGACCTTCCTCGCTGCCCGCATCGTTGTCACGACGATCCGGTCGTAGCAGATGCCACTGTTGTAGAACAGCACCTCGTCGGTCTTCAGACCGAACCTCTTCGCACCGGCCCGACGATCGTCCTCGAACCGCTGGCGGTGATACTGCTCCCGCTCGTCCTCCGTCATGTCGCAGGGAAACTTGAATGCCATCGTCCCGTCCTCCGTTGAAGTCCCGTCAGTCCCGCCCGTGCTGCGGAACGCCCGCAGCACGGGTATCCGAACAATCAGCCCTCGACCGTGTGCGGCACAACCTCGCGGCCATAAGTCGCGCGGGCGTTGCCGCCGTACCGGCCACCGTTGAAGCCGCCGGTCAGCCGTTGGCCGTTGAGCGCATCCGGTTCGCTGGTCAGGATGAACGTGCGAACCTTCTGGCCGTCGCCTGCCGTCGAATCGTGGCACCCGCTGGCACGGCACCGATAGCCGTAGGTGAAGATGATGTCGCCGTCCTGCACGTCGGTGGCTGCGATGCGTTCGATTTTGCGATTGGTCATCGTCGTGTTCTCCGTTGTTGGCGTCTCGCGGGGTCCGCCGCGTTGACCCCCTCATTCTACCAATTCTTTATCGGCTGTCAATAGGGGCGGGGTAAAATTTTTTTTGCTGCGTATTTCGCGGGAGAAAGCCCCTTTTCTATATAGGGCTGGCCGAATCAGGGGCGTGTCAAAAGTTCGACGTACCCCGGGTCTGCCCCAAAACAAAGGGCGGCAGGACACGTTTCCGCGGCAATTCTGGCGGCCGTCTAAACCATTGCGGCGCAACCGTTTAGGCGGGGGTGCCGCGAAAACGTGCTGCCGCGAAGCGTTTTTGCCCTGTGTGAAATTCCCTATATAGCTGGGAACGTCACGCTTCGCGTTTCTTGCGCTTCTTCTTCGCGGCAATCCAGAGCGGATTGCCTGCGGTCGGGTGGAGGAACGGCTTGATCCTCAGAAGATCCGTCGTGGCAAGCGCAGCCAGCCGCCCGTCCTCGACGATGACGCCGATGCCTTGCTGCCGAGCGATGCGACTCACCGTGATCGGCGCACAGCCGAGCCGCCGCGCCGCTTCCTGACCAGAAATATAGACCACTTGCTGCTCCTCCACGCCGTTCTCCCTCATTCGTAGGCTCTATTCACTTCCGTGTCAATAGTCGCTACACGAGTTTCGATCTCTTTCTGCCAGAAAGGGCGGGGTCGCGATTGAGGTACTCTTGCAAGTTTTTCTCGACGCTCTTTTTGTTGACGGCCCAGGCTCGGCCGTTGAGCCGAAACCCTTCTAAGTCGCCACGTTCAATCATTTTGATGACCCAAACGTCCGTGCAGCCAAGGAGTTCGGCGGCGACGGGGACTGAAATCCACTCAGGTGCCTTTTGCATTGTTCGCGTACCGGTGGTATTCGTGACAAAGACAGCCAGCCGCCCACGTTGGACGGCTGGGAGTCAAATGGCGGGGACAGGACTCTAGGAGGCCCGCACAACCGCTACGACTACTTCAAGCAGGATGCACAACACCAGCACGGAGGCGTGGCCTATACCTCAACAGAGGCCCGCCGATGACACTTCAGAACTTCTTTGACGACTTCTACCGGCCGCTGCGTCTGCGAGGACGCTCGGCAAACACGACGAGGCTGTACGGTTGCACGATCCGCGCGTTTGCAAAGTGGCTCGGCTACATACCGACGCTCGACGACCTGACAGACCTGACGATCAGCCGATACCTTGAGCATCGAGCGTCGATCCGCAGTCCGTACACAGCCGAGAAAGAACGCACGCAGTTGTTGTCGCTGTGGCGGTGCGCGGCCGACCGCGGCGTGCTAAAAGATCGTCCATGCGTTCCTCCTGCTCCGCTGCCAGAGCGAGTGCCGACGGCATGGTCAGTCGAGCAGCTGCAAGCCCTCATGCGGGCCGCCGCCGCAACACGCGGCACGGTCGGGGCCGTGCGTGCTGGCATCTGGTACACAGCACTCCTGAGCGTGCTGTGGGAGACGGCCGAACGGATCGGCGCGGTGCTATCGTGTCTGCCCGAGGACTTCTCGCCGCCGTTCCTGTCGGTGCGCGCCGAGTACCGGAAGGGCGGGAAGCGCGACCGCGTGTATCAGCTATCCGAGGCGACGTGCGAAGCCGTGCGTCTGGCCTGCGGCACCGGAAAGCTGCTTGAATGGCCGCAGCATCCGACGTACCTGTGGTCGAAATACAAGGACATCGTAGCCCGTGCGGGCCTCGGCCACGGCAGGGGCAGCGGCTTCCACCAGCTGCGCCGCTCGGCGGCGAGTCACTACGCAGCTCTCGGCGGCGATGCGACGAAGCTGCTCGACCACTCCAGCCCGAGGATCACGCAGCGATGGTACCTCGACCGCCGTATGACGGACCGCGAGCCTCCGCCGTGCGATGTGCTTCCTGCCATCGGCTGACCGAGCAGGCGGGGAGTCGCGCGTGGAAAGGGAGAAACACGCACGAACTGCAACCCGCCGCCCGGCTCAGCCGACGACCTCATCGGTCGCGGCACACTGCTGTTCCTCGCGGTGCAAGAGCAATGCCAGCAGTGCGTAGGACGCCAGGTCGAAAAGGTTGTCCTCGAGCGATTCGTTCTCCAGCCGGCCTGTCGCGTTGTACGCGGCGAGCCGCGTCACCTTGTCAGACAGCCGCACCATCGCACCCTTCCACGACGGGATGCCGACAAACTTCGCCCCGCTGCGGATGTTCGCCAGCGGGTCCGTGCCGCTCGGACACCCGTAATCGGCGCTCTTCCTCCGGTGCATTTCCTTGATGGCATCGCACAGATCAAAGAACGCTTGGCTCGTCGGATGCACGTCCGCGACTCTCGCAGAAGCAAACGCTGGCGGCGTCCACTCCGCGTAGGTCTCGGGGCTGGCGTTGAGGATGCCGTCACCGGGCAGGCGATAGCCCTGCATTTTGGGATCATTGGCAGGTGTGCCTGCGAGTCGAGCTTCGACGGCAGAGCGGAGTGCGGATACGGATTCGTCGAGCGTGGTGGTCATCGTGTCCCTTTCGGAGTCGAAACGTGCATGGCTGTGAGTCCGCCCTCGGCGGCGTAGATGAAAGTCTCCATGCACTGTCTAGTGTTCAAGAATCCGTGGCTGGCGTGCCAATCGTCAGGAGCACAGAGCGACGGGCTGACCCGCGTCAGCACGCCGTCGAGCGTCTCAATCGGTCTCGACCACTCCGCAGCCGACGAGTGATAGTGCCCGGTGTGCCACTCGCGGTACGGGCAGCGAGCCCACTCCTCCGCAGCCTCCAGTGCCATCAGCTGCGGGAGCCGACGCTTTGCCTTGTGGCCGTGGCAGAAGCCGAGCAGCGTTTTGCCGCTCGCAAGGTACTTGCGGCCCGTGTACCGCTCGTCGATCTTCACGCGGCGATCGTTGCGGAATCGCTCAATCAGGATGCGATGGAATGCCCACGACAGCATTTCATCGTGGTTGCCTTGCACGAGCACGACGTCCGTCGGGCAGGTTTCGGCGGATCGCTCAACGATGCCAAGCAAAACGGCCGCACCAACCTGGATCATCTTCTGCAGCCGCCCGTCTCGCTCTAGCGGAGTGCCGCTCGATGTCTCGGCACGCTCGGCCCGATCGTAGTGGAAGAGGTCGCCGAGGAACGCAATCGTCCTGCGGGCCGGCTTGTGCGTGTCCCCCACCGCGAGCAACTCACCAGCAGCCTGGCCGATGACACGCTCCGCAATAGACAGATCCCAATCGCCCGCTCCGGTCGTCTGGCTCCAGGCGTAGTTTCCGAGGTGCGTGTCGCTCACCGGCAAGACTTGCCACAGGCCGTCGCGTTTCTGTGCCTTGACAGCTTTGGTCAAGGGCCGGCGAATGCCGCCCGACGCACCAGCAATCATCGCCTCGACGATCTCTTTCGTCGTCGGGCCGCCGCGTGGCTTGAGACGCACGAACACACGATGCAACTCGGTGACGATCGGCTCGCCGTCATCTCCAGCAGTCGCACACTCCCATTTCGTTGCCTCGCTCGCGGCGACCTCGTAGCGTTCAAGGTCCGCCTCGATGTGCCGCAGCAGATCCTCCACCGTCTTGATTCGACGGCTCGTGGACCGTGCCTCGAGCACGTCTCCATCACGCCGCTGCGTGACTTGCTCGGCATCCGGTGCTGGCTTCGGCGAGGAACCAGCGGACGCAGCCGCCAGGATCTCTACGGCGCGTCGGCGTGGAGCAGCCATTCCGAGAGTCCCTTCTTGCAGGGGAATCGTGTCTCTGGCATCTGGGAAATCAGCGTCTTCGCCAGCGATGCGGCCGACACGCCCGTCATCTCGCGAGTCGCACGCCAGCGGTCACGGATTTCGACGAGGAGTTCTTTTTCGCTTGGCGGTAGGGCGGTGAGCCAATTCGTCTGGCCCGACGCCTGTGCCAGCGCCAGAATCTCCGCTGCCCTGCTTGAGGGTGATCCAGCCGTCATCGTCGGGGATGACACTGCCGCCTTCTTCGTCGTCATCGTCGAGCTCCGGGGGCAGGATGACGGCGTCAGGCTTGGGCTTCGGCTGCTTCCTTGGCCGTGGCATGGGCGTCGCTCCTGTGACGCCTACAGCGTGACAGGCGCGTCAAGCACGACGGCGGGCGTTGGCTATCGCCCGTCGCACGAGGAGCCTCCCGGCGGCGTCGAGGAACGGCAGGCCGCGTGCCTGTGCCTCTGCGCGCATGACCGCCACGACCTCGTCGATCCGTTCCGGCTTGCTGCACTCGTCGCATCCCCATGCGTCCATCTCTGCCGCCTTGGCTCGGCAGGAGCACGTCGGCGTCGGCTCGATGCCAAAGCGTTTCAAGAGCTTGGATAGCTCGGTGCCGGGGCCGTGGCCAACGGGCTGGGGCGGCGGCTGCTCGTGGCCAGGCTTGGGCGACCGAGGATATGCCGCGTGGTCAACGTCTATCATCCACTGGTCGCCGTCCTGGGAAACGACGCACGACATGACCTCGCCGAGCGTGTAGCCTCGCTCGGCGCATCGCTGCTCAAGGCTAGAGCGGTGGCAGGTAATCAAGGGAGTGGGTTATGGGCAATCGTTAGCGAGGCGTCCGTAATGTAGCCGCGGCATGGAGTGTTGTTGTTCAAATAATTCGCAGTTCCGTCAAAAAAACGATACGTCCCTGCTTGGGGGAGTCCGTTTGACGCTGCGGAGATAGAAATGCTTCCGTTGGCTCCAAAATACAAGCTGCTGGGTCTCAGATAGGTTTGATTGCCGCCGATGGCCGCCCCCCACAGGCGACATTGAAGTTCAACAGACCACTCCAGCGTCCACGATCCCGATTGTTCATTACAGAAAAGACAGCACACGACCCTCGCGGTGTTGTCTGGAGAATCTCCGCAGCACTTTGGCTGCTGTGTTCCAAATGGGAGTTGCGATGGAGCCGGGTAATCTAGATAGCGAAGCCAATCAGAAGTCACGCAAAACTTCACTATCCCGCCGACAGCATCACCCGCCGGTTCATTCGTGGAGGCACCTTGATACTCATTTCCGTATGCAGCTAGTATTGCTTGAACGCCACCGCCGCCAGGGTAAGTAGGCGCATAATTTCCACTAAATGTCCGAGCGCCGTCTGAGATAGTGCAGTAAACAGGAAGTCGCTTTCCAACAAGAGGATAATCGTTCGACGCTGTCGCGCCCGGAAGCGGGTTGAGCGTTGGAAACACGCAGATGCAAGGGCTGCTTTGGCACGTCGTCCCCACCCCCTTGAACGTCTTCCCCGTTCCCTGGCACTGGCACTGCGGCTTGACGCTGCACGTCGTGCCTTCGCAGCACGCGCCTTCTTTGCAGGCTTCGAGACAGGCGGCTTCGGTGGCGTAGGTCGGACGAATGCCCGGTCCGCCATTGCCGGCTGATGTTTGGAGGCAGGCCATGTGTCGCTACGCAGAATGCGAGATTGTGATAGATGCGTTGAGTATGTAATTCTCGCACGGAGTTCCATACCCCGCACCCGACGCAAGCGAGTGCGTTCCCTCCTCCGGAAGTCCGTTTGACGCGGCCGGTATCAAAATCGTGCCGCTGTCGGAGTAGAGCAACGTGGGGTTTGTCTGGTACGAGTATGTGCCATAGAAAGGATCACGCGTCCACCTAAAGCAAGTCATTCCAGTCGACCACGACATCGCCCACTGTCCCGTCTGTTTATTGCATATCAGTTGGGCTAGTACGTACGCGTTGCCATCCGTGAGATCTCCGCAGCACGGCGAAGCGAATGGCGGGAATAGCGTGAACGGAGTGGCAAGATATTTCTTCCAGATTCCTTCTACTGAGACACCGTAATTAGACCCACTGGCACCTAGTGCGGGCGCTTCGGTGAACGAAGTTTGTGCTTCTGATCCATACACGGCAAGCAGGCTTGCGGCGTCAGGGAAAAAGGTTTGAATGTTTGTATAGTTCCCAGAATATGAGTGCCGGCCGTCGGTGAGAGTGCAGTAGATAGGCAGCCGGCGGCCAATCATCGGATCGTCAATGCTAGTAATCGCGCCCGGCAGCGGCTCAAGTGTTGGAAACACGCAATAGCACGCGCTCGCGCCGCAGGGCACACCGTTTTTGAACGTGCTCGTGCTTGCGCAGTCGCACTTGTATTTGTTTTCGCACTGAGTCCCATTGCAGCACGCGCCGTACTGCTGGTCGCAATACCACCCACCGCAGCACTCGCAGCCCTCCGCGATGCTGCCGTCCTTGACGATGATGCTGCCGTTCTTCGTGGCGATGGGCGTCATGTGCAGGCCGTCGTGGTAATGGTCGACACGCTCTCCGTCGCCGTGCTGGCGACAGTGATAGACGCTCGCGTGAATTGCAGCCCCGCCGTCCCGAGGCTGACGCCCGTGAGAACAATCACGGCCGTTGTCTGCTGAACGACGTCAATCAAAAACCACGCCGTGCCGTCTTTCGCGACGGCGCAGTCCCTGCTACCCGCCGCAGTCGACGTGACGGGGAAGAACAGATTCGTCGCACTGACGGTATTCGGAGTCGACGTCCGATTCTTGAACGTCACGGTCTTCGCCGAACCGATAGCCCACGCGCCCGTGTAGGTGGCGACGCGAAATACCCGCGCTTTCGCGAGCGTGTCCTGCCGCTGCGTCTCTAGCGGCTGCCCACCAGGCCGGGCGTTCTCAACGACCCTAACGGCACGAGCGATCCTCGCCGCGGCAGGCCGTGTGAATGAGATCCGCTCCATGCGTCACCTACGTCACTTGTATTCGACGTAGGCCACGTCGACCGTCAGGTCGCCGGTAGCGTTCGCGAAGACGCGAATCGTGTGATCCTCGGGCAGCACCAGCTTCGCGGTGCCGTCGACCACGCGGAGCGAGGCGTCGGCCGGGACCGAGATCGTCGTATACAGCTGCGTGGAGTTCGTGCCGACGAATCGCAGCACGCTCACGTCGGCAGAGTTCACTCCGTCTACGTTATTGACGGTAAGCGAGTTGATCTCGAGGACGGCGGAACTAGCGGACCCGTTGGCGAGAACCAGCGTAGCGCTCGACCCGGTGGCGGTGCCGACAGGGATCGTCACTGTCCGCAGATACACCTCGGTCGCGGTACCGGCAACATTCGGAGCAGCCATCCTTCACCTCAAGTACGGAAGACAAAATGCAGAGAACGTGCAGCCGGGGCGGCAGAGCCACCGCTTCCACCACCCGACGCAATCGTGATCGTCGAGCCGGCGGTGCTGACCGTCACATTACTCCCCGCCGCAATAGTCAGCGTTCCCGTGAGCCCGTTGAGGGTGCTCACGTGGCTCGGCATCCGAGCGACGTCGAGCGTGCCACTCGTGATGTCGGCGGCGGCATGGGTGTGAACCGCGGCAGCGGCAGTGATGTCCCCGACCGTCGGCAACCCGTGGACGTGATCCTCGCGGCTGGCGTTCGCGGACGAACCGGCCGCTGCCGTGCCGAGCGGCTGCGGCGTTGCCGAGCCAACAGCCAGGCCGGACGTGCCGCCGGCGAAAGCAATCGTGATAGAGCCGGCGGACGTGTCACGGGTGAACGCCATGCCCGCGCCCTGCACGAGCACGGGACTCACGATGGAATAGCGACTCGTCCACGTCGCATTCGTGCCGTCCGTGACCAGCGGCCCAGCGTAGCCAGCCTGCGCCGGCAGCCCGGCATACCCGGAGATGTCGCTGGTGGAGTGCGTGTGCGTAGCCGGTGCGAACGTCAGCGGCACGTTGCTTAGGCTCGTGTACGAGCCGCTGGTGGCCACGCTCGCCAGACCCGAGACGTCTGCCGCGGCCAGGCTGATCGCCCCCGTGCGGCCCGCCACCGACTGCACAGGGGCTGCTGCCGACGCCGCCGCAGTGAACGACACGATGTCGGTCGTGGAGTGCGTATGTGCCGAGGGAGAGAACGACGATGGAACGCCAGACAGGGCGGTGTACCCGATGGTCGGGATGCGGGCGATGTCGAGCGTCCCGCTCTGGATGTCGCCGGCTGCGTGCGTGTGGCCGACTTGCGAGAACGACGCCGTGAGCCCGACGATGTCGCTGGTCGAGTGCGTGTGCACCTCAGCGGCGGCGGTGAGGTCTGCCCGTGTGATGACGACGGCACCCGTCCTCGACTGCACCGACTGCACGGGTGCTGCGGCAGACGCCGCCGCCGTGAATGCCACCACGTCCGTGGTCGAATGCGTGTGAGCCGACGGGGCAAACGTCGTCGGAACGCTGCTCAGAGCCGTGTACGAGATCGTCGGGATGCGAGCAATCGCGAACGTGCCAGCCGTGACGTCACTCGCTTGGAGGACGATTGCCCCGACTCTCCCGGCCACGGACTGCACCGGGGAGAACCCCGCCACGACCGCCGTGTCGTAGCTCGCAATCGTGAACTGTCCGCTCGTCGTGCTGACCGTGATGCCAGGTCCGGGCACCAGCTGGAACGTGCCGAACGCATTCGTCGCCGTGCCTGGCACGGTCAGGAATCCAGCGGGTCCGATGCCGCCGCTGGCGACCACGGAGATACCCGTGTTGCCGCTGACGGAGACACTGACGCCCGTCTCGCCAAGGATCGAGACGCTGATGGCCATCAGGGAACCCTCACGCTCACGTCACCGGCCAGATAGGTCCGCGTCACGTTGCCGGGCGTGATCGTCTTGAACCACCAGCGGTACACGCCCGTCGCCGCCAGCTGGTCCGTCTGCACCTCGGAGAGTGAGACGTTGACCTGGCCGGCGGTGAGATTGACCTGCGTGACGGTGAACGCCACCACGGTGCCACCCGCGGCAACCGTCACCCCGGCTCCGAGCCCGCCGCCAGCAGCGACGCTCGTGAGTGCGTAGATGCGGCTGTCGTAGGTGTGGCCGGTCAAGTCCGTGCCGTCCATCGAGATGACCATCCCGAATTCGTCACCTTTGACGAACGCGAGATCAAGCTCGGCCGGCAACTGCTCGTATGTCGTGTCTGCCATGATTCTGTTTTACGCCTTGCGGGTACGATTCTTGCAGACGCTATTCAGCCCGGCGGCGAGCCGAAAAGGCCGGTAAAGCTCGCCTCTGGCAGCACTCGCCGCTCCAGAATCGCCGGGTAGCTGCCCGTCTGTGCACCGCTGCCGTTGAGTCCGACGGGGTTGGCACTGGGAATCCATTCGCCGTTCTCAAAGTCGAACACCATCGCGCGACGCTTCTGGTTGCCCGAGAGGAAATTGAACCCCACGTCAGGCAGCTGGAGGTTCCAGCCTGTCGGGCGGAACAGCACCTGCGACTCCGTTTTCCAGTAGGAAACAATCGCGTTGCCCCACAGTTCCTCGATACGCTCGATCGTGCTTCCCTCGTGCTTGCACTGATACGGCTCCGTGCCGACGAACGAATCGGAATTCACATAGCCGAACGATCCGATGATTGCATCGGGGCGAGAGGCAAAATTCCGCGTGATCGTCGCTCGCGTCAGAGACTCCTCGACGGTCAGCCCTTCAAAATAATCGTTTGCACTGTTCGTGAGCGGTCGCCTGTCCGTCCCGTCGTAGTAGGAAAGCGCCGGAATCTGCTCGCCCGACACGACCTCAAATTTCCACTCTGGGATTCTGTCAAGCGGCCCGAGTGCCTGATTCGTCGTCAGCACCGCGTACTCAAGGATGACCTCGACGTGGTACGGATTCTCGCCGAACGTCTCATTCATCACGATTTTGCGGAGCTTCAGAAATGAAAACTCCGGGTGGGCGACGCCCCACAGTCCGCCGCCGACAGCGTTGACGACATCCAGGTTCGCCGTGGGCGAGACCGTGGCGTTGTCGTCAAGGATGACAACGAACCGTCGCTTCGCCACGGTCGACTCGCCGATAGCGCCTTCGATCGTGCGGCCCAGCTCGCGGTAGGATGCAACGCTCATCAGAAAATCTCCGCTGGCGTGTTGAGGTAGCCCGCCACGGCATTAGTGATTGCCGTCCGAATACCCGCCAGTTGCTTCGTCTGCAGGCGAGCCTCGATCAGCTGCGGGTCTTGAGCCTGAGCGCCGAGCCCGAGCACGAGCTTTGCACCCTCGGCGGTGCGAATGTCGGCAGTCGCCACCGGCCCCTGCACGGGACGGGCAAGCTCCGCTCGGCGGGCAAGCTCTGCACCGGCCCTCGCAGTTGCCGCGATAGCGTCGTTCGCAGAATCCAGCATCCGCTGCTGCGACTGTGCGGCCCTCTGCTGCTGGGCAATCGCGGCACCGAACTGCTGATTGCCGCCGGCGGCCTGCTGCTGAAAGTTTATCCGGCCGGCGGCGATGCCTTTCTCGATCTTCTCTGCCTGCCGAAGCTGCTTGAGCCTGTCGGCTCCTTCCTTCGCAGCCTTGAGGTCGCCGGTATTGCGAGCGTTCTGGACTGCTTCTTGTTCCGCAGTGATTCTGTCCTGTATGGCCTTTACATTTTCCGCTGCTTGGATTTTTCTCTGTTCAAGCGTGTCTTGGAACTGAATTTCAGCACGCTGCCTCTCGTCAAGCTGCGCGGCAAGAAACTCTTCCACTCGCTGCGCACCAGCAAGTCGATCAGCAAATACCTCTCTCTGCCTGGCAACCTCTTGGTCGTAGGATTCTTTCGTGAGAATCCCAGCCTTGACCTTTTCTTGCAGCGTGTCGATTGACTGCTGGAGATTGTCGGCGGCAATTGCCGCAGCCCGCCCTACTGCGTCAGGAACGCCAACAAGGGATTTGACCTCGGCTTTGTCTACAAGGTCGCGAATGCTTTTGTTGGTCGCTTCAAACGCTTTGACAAAGCCGTCCGAGAAGCCTTGCTCCGAGGCGGCTTGCGTGTCTTGCAGCTTCGCCTGCAGCTGGTCAAGCTGTGCCAGCCTCGCAGTGGCAGCGTCTGCGGAGGCAGTATCTTGGGCAGCACGCGCTGCCGCTTGCTGCTCCTGTACGCGAACCTGCTCACGCTCAACGGCTGCGAGATCCTCTGCCAGCTTCGACTGAGCGTCGTTGGGCTTCGTCAGGCTCTCGATTCGCTTTGCGTCCGCGTCGGCCTGCTTGGCGGCGGCATCAGCCACTTCTTGACGCCGCGCCTGCTCCTTGGTGATGGCCTCGTTGACCTTGTCTTGAGCCGCCTTGATGCGGGCGATCTCTTCCTCGTTTAGCTTCAGCGGATCTTGCACGTCTGCGACGGCCGCCTCAAATCCACGCATGGCATCAGTGATGACGCTGCTTTGGTCGACGATGCCGCCGAAGAACGAATCGAAACGCTCTCGCGTTTTCTCAATGTTGGTTTCGATTTGGAACTGCGGAGATCGCTCCTGCTGAATCCGTGCCGCGAAGGCGTCGACGAACTCCGTTGCTGCACCCTTGCCGGCAGCGCCGGCAGATGATTCGCCACCGTAAATGACCTGCGTGGCAGCCTTGGCTGCGTTGGAGGCGGCGTCCTGCAGTTCTGCGACGTTTTGCTGCATCGCGGCTTCGGATTGGATGGCCAGCCCTTTGCCAAACTCCTGCACGTCTGTCGAGAACAGTTTCCCGAATTGCTCTAGCAGCCTGCCGGTCAATCCGAGGCTTCCGTTTACGAAAATCTCAAACGCATTGAATATGACGCGGAGCGATTCGCCTGCTGCTGTGAACGCATTGCCCACAGCGGCGAATACTTCGGCAGAGCTTTTTAGCCCAACCACAAAACCGTCGAAGTTTTCAACGAATGAATCAAAAACGCCCGCGAGGTAGTCAGCACCTTGTAGCAGCACGTCCGTTATAGCGTTGGCGATTCCGGTGCCGCCATTCCCCTCGGCACCTGCGAAGCCCTCGACGAATCGAAGGAACTCATCAGTGACGGTAGTCACGGCAGGGGCAAGATTGCCAACCACCTGGCCGATGATGCCCTCGACAGTCTTCGACACGAGGTCGAACCCATCGTTCATTGCCGCGACGTTCTCGATCTGCGTCTCGTTGACGATGATGCCAAGCCGCTCGGCTCGAGCACGCAACTCCTCGATGCTGTCAGCACCTTCGCGGAACAACGGAGCCAGGGCCGCCCCTTGCTTGCCGAACACCTCCACCGCAGCGGCAGCACGATCCGCCGCCGTCGGCAGCTGCGATATCGCCTGGCCAATCGCGGAAAACTGCTGCTCTGGCGACAGGGCACGCAGCTCCTGCACCGACAAGTTGATGTTTCGGAGCGACTTGTCGAGAGCGTCGCCAGGCGTCGCCTTGCCGATGTTGACGGCCAATCGCTGGATCGACGTCCCGAATGCCTCCGTGTCCACGCCGGCCAGCTTCGCGGCGACGGCGTAGCCCTGCAACGCCTCGACGCCGATGCCCGTCCTTGCGGAGAAGTCGTTGAGCGTGTCGAGCGACGAGTTGACAGAGCCCACCAGGCTGGTGATCTGGCTCGTCACGCTCGTGAATGCGTTGCCGAGGGCACGCACACCGTCGAAGACCAAGCGGCCGATTTCAATCTGTGCGAGGATGCTGACGTTTTTGTTGAGCCGCTCAATGTTTTTGTCGGTCTTCGCTGCTTCCGAGCCGACGCCGTCGAGGTCCGACTTCGCCTTCTGTGCAGCCCGATTGAACTGCTCTTGCGTCAGACGGCCGGCGTCCAGATGCTGCGTGAGTTCTTGAATCTGCTGGTCGTACTTTTCCTGCGGAGTCAGGTTCGCGGCGATGATGCGAGCCGCAGAAGCGGCAGCGTCAGCACGCTCTTTCTCGACGCCAGTGGCACGCTCTGACGCACGGACGAACGTCTCCTGAGAAATCGCACCTTGCGATAGAAGGCTCTCCAGCTTCTCAAGCTCTGTCGCTCGCCGCTCTTCCTCAGTCGCCACTGAGGCCGTAACACGTAGCCCGTCCTCAATCACCTGCTGATACTTGCTCGCCGCTTCGGCCGCCTTGTCCGCTTCGCCGGTCGCCTGCCCCCTGGCTTTGGCGTATGTTTCCTCCGAGATCACTCCCGCCTTTAGCAGATCATCAATCTGCTGAATTGTCTTTGCTCGTTTTTCCTCTTCCGAAGCAAACTGCTCCGTAAGTCTCGCCCCTTCTTGCAGGAGTTTTTCGCGAGCCTTCTGCGATTCAGCCTCGGCCCTAGCCGCCGCTTCTACTGACCCTGTCGCCTTGTCCCGAGCACGCCCGGCAGTCTCTTCCGAAATCGCACCGCGCGCGAGCAGCGACTCGATTTTTTCAAGCTCTGCTGCCCGCCGTTCTTCTGCCGTGCGAACCTCGCGGGTGACACGCAGCCCTTCGGCGATGGCAGCCTGATAGGCGTCTTGCTCTGTCACAAGCTCCGCAATGCGCTTCGTTTCTTCATCGGCGTTTCCGGCAACGTCGAAAGTGACGGTCTTGCTTTCGGATGCGTCAATCGCCTGCGTGAGGCTCAAAACAGAATCAAGGCCGAGCGTCTTGGCAATGAGGTCGACATTCTTGCCTTCGACGCTGGCCAGCAGTGCCTTTGCGGACTCAATGCCGTCTACGCCAAGCACGCGAAGCTGCGCGTCAATCTCCGTGCCGTTTACAGCAGCAAGCTGCTGCCGTGCATCAGCAATTGAATCAACGCCAAGCAGCCGCAGAACCGGCTCAATGTCTACGGTAGAAATCGACGCCAGCCGCTGCCGGGCTTCGTCTATTGTGTCCACGCCAAGCACCGTCAACGTGGCAGCAACATCTACGCTCTGAAGTTCTGCCAGCTTCGCTTGTGCAGCGTCAATCGAGTCGAATCCGCTGGCTCTCAAGAACGCCTCGACGGTCGTGCCGTCAATCACGCCAAGTCGCTCGCGTGCATCGTCGATGCTGTCTGTCCCTAAGAACTCAAGCGTGGCCGTGACGCTGCGATCACTTAGTGACTCAATCGCTGATTGAGCAGCGTCAATGGAGTCAAATCCAATGGCTTGCAGCTTTGGCTGAATTTGTACTTCGCCCAGCGCAACAAGCCTATTCCTAGCGGCATCAATCGTGTCTACGCCAAGTAGCTGTAGCGTCGCCGCCACGTCTACGTCTTTCAACTCACCAAGCTTGGCCTGGGCGGCATCTATTGACTCAAACCCAGTTGCCTGCAGAAACGCTTCGACGGTGGTGCCGTCGAGTGCTGCCAGCCTTTCTGCCGCATCGCTGATAGTCCCGGCCCCAAGAAACTCAAGCGTGGCCGTGACGCTGCGATCACTTAGTGACTCAATCGCTGATTGAGCAGCGTCGATGTTCTCAAACCCGATCGCCTGCAGCTTTGGCTCGATCTGCAAAGCACCCAGGGCGATCAACCGTTCGCGTGCGGCATCAATCGAATCGACGCCGAGAACCTTGAGGACCGCATCGATCTGCGTACCGTCAACGCCAGCAAACTGTTGCCGCAGATCGTCCAGTTCCTCGACACCAGCGATTTGCAACGCTGCGGTAATCTGCGTGTCAGTCAGTTGAGCTAACGAGGCTCGCAGTTCGTTGCTCGCCTCAACGCCCTCGCGAACTCCGACGACCTGCACCTCAAATGTTGTTGCAATGTCGCCAGACTGAATGCGTGAAAACTCTTCACGGTACTGCTCAATAGAAATTCGCCCAGCTTCAAAGCGATCGCGTAGCTCAAGGATCGCCGTTGCCTGCCGCTCTGCTGTTGGCGTTGATCCGCTGATCGCTGCAGCAATTTCCCGCGACTGCTCTGCGAAGCGTTCAGCAGACAAGGCACCGCCTTCAAACGCCGCTCGCAGCGGGGCAATCGCTTCGGTGAAGCGATCCAGGGCAGTGCTGTCCGATCCTTCAGAAAGCTTGGCTGACTCAAGGCCAAAGTTGCGGGCGTCTATTGCACCCATCTTCAGCAGTTCGTTGAGCCGCTCAAGACTAGCCGCTCTTGCTTGATCAGCAGTTTGATTCTGCTGCGTGATTTGCAGCCCCTCTTGGAAAGCCGCCGCCGCCGCCTTCGCCTCTTCGGTCAACTGCCCAAATGCGGCAGCGTACTCATTGGGCGCGACAACGCCGTTTCGCAACTGCTGGGCAAGCGACTCGAACTTCGCCGCGAACTCCTCTTGAGCTTTGCCCGCTGCCGCCGTCTTCTCAGCGAACGGCTGGAACACAGCCGTGGCCTTTTCGGCCTGCTTGCCGAGGTTGTCGAGCGCACGATCGACAGGCGTGAGTGACTTCGCCAGCCCGCTGGCGTCGCCGCTAACCTTGAGCGCGAGTCCGAGAATATTCGCCATCAGCCAGTTCCTAGCGCCGACTGCAGCATTCGTATCTGTGCGAGCATCTGATCCTCGTGCTGCGGCGGATGCTCAATCGGGTTGAAGTCCTCGGCACTCGGTGCCTTGCCTTTTGCGGAGTACGGTGCCAGCATCGCACTCACCTCGAGCCCTGTCTGTCTCCACGGATCTGGCAATGCCTGGAAGTACCGCGTGTAAGCCATCCACTCGGACAACTCGCGAGAATCCATTCGCTCGCACAGTTCGCCGACCGTCATCTTCAAGTGCCCCGCCAAAGCGAAGATGAACCTCCGCGTCGGCGAGACACTCAGGTTTTCCCCAGCTGCTCGACGTCCGCCTCCGTCATGTTGTTGTGTTGGAGCGCCTCGTCGAAGAGCCTGCCCATGACGGCTCCACTCTTGTTCGCCAGTGACGCGACCTGCTCGCGGGTGAAGAGCAGCTCGCCCTTCTCGGTGCAGAGCACGCGAGCGAGGTACTCGGTGCGGAAGTTCTCCACACCCGTGTCCCGCTTGCCCATCCACAGCCGCTCATAGGAATCACGCTCGCCGACGCTCATCACGCGGATGTAGACATCGCCGCCCCACTCGCGGACGGTGACCTTCTTCAATCCGAGGTCGTCGCTTGCCAGAATCTGCTCTGCCGTCAGTGCCATGCTCGTCTCCTAGATGGGTGCCAGACGCAGCGTCACGGTGTTCCTCTGCACATCGTTGACCTTCTTCTCGACGACGAGTCGCTCGAAGATGGCCTTATGCGTGAACACGACGCCCGGCCCCGAGACTTGAAACGTGGCACGCTTGCCGTAATTGGCAACGCTACAGTTCGCGGCCCCGAGGCACGCTATCTCTATAGTGCCAAGGTCAAGCGCGAACGCGCTGCCGGCGGGAGCCTCCCGCGACACTGGCAGATTGCCGCCGAGCGTTACCCTGAAGTCTGTGACTTCAGTGAACGCTACGCTGTTCCACGTCACGGTAACGCCGGCAGCATAGTCAGCCATGACGGGATGCCTCCGTCACGACGATCAGCGTGCGACCTTGAAGACTGCCTGGCCCTTGATGACGTCGTTCGTCGCGAATGTCACCGACGAACTGACGACCGTGGCGTCCTTCGACAGGAACGTCACGCCGGCGTGCGAGATCGACATGGCGGCACTGGAGGCGTCCGCGACGATAGCCTTGCCGAGATAGTCGATCGTGACCTGCCGCCCAGTGTCGGTGGCGTTGCCGGTCAGGGGGCGGTCAATCGTCTTGACGGCGTTGCCGGCGGTGAGCCCGAGGTGCGACACGTCTATCGTGTTGTCGGTCGCCGGATCGGCCAGGTTGTAAACGATGTTCGTGACGGTGAAGGCCGTGCCGCCGAACGTGAACACTGTCCCCGCACCGTCATGAGGCGTGACTGCCATAGCTCAATTCTCCTGCCAGAGGATGCCGTAGATTTGCTGCACGGTGTAGACCGGCGGGAGGTCGCCGCCGGCCAACTGGGCGAATCCGTCGCTCTCGTTGTCGAGCGACACACGCGCCACAGTCACATTTTCCAATGTGCCCCCCCAGCCATCCAGAGACTGCCGGCACTGGTCTGCGATATCTCTCGCGGATTCGTAGGTCTCTGCGAAGATGTCGACCGAGAGGCTTACTGTCGGCGTGCCGATCGGCCCCTTGAGGGACTGCGTCCGCTCGACCGCCACACGCCGCCACGTCACGAACGGCAGGGCCGCCGTGGCCGGTGCGATGACGGGATAGATGCGGGTGCCGATGAGGGCGGTCACGCCGGCTGTCGCGACGAGGCGGCTGCGAACGGCAGCCTCTGGTGATTTCAAAGGCATCGTCAGACTCCGGAGAGGGTGCCTTCGCCGCGGAACGTGAGCGTGCTCAGTGCTCGCTCCAGGCTGATCCGCAGCTCCTGCTGCAGGATGAACGCCACCTGACTCTGCGACTCTTCAAAAGCAGTGCGAACCGGCGGGCGTCCTGCACGACCGCCCACGGGCGTCGGTGCGATCACGATGGGCGTTTTTGACTTGCGAAAGAACGCCCCCGGATACGGCGGATCAGTCTGGACCCGGCCGTTTCGCTGGCGGATCGTGTCGAATGGCCCGAGGGTCTTGAAGCTCGACGCGATGTAGGCGTTCTGCCCCTTGACCGTATGCACGACGCCCTTGCCGCGGACGGTCTCTTGTATGCCCATGCGGGTTCGCACAAACGGCACCGTCGGGCTTTTCCGCTGGTACGGTGTGTTGGAAAACTTGCCGACCACACGCTGCCGCGTGCCGTACTCAATGAGCCACTGGTGATTCGCACGGTCACCGGCAGACGCACTAGAGACACGGACCTTGCCGCCGGCAGCACTGCGAGAGTCCTGCCTGTTGGCCCGGCGATAGCCAATCAGGCCGACGGCAGCACCATCACGCGGGTATGCCTTCACCAAGTGCGAGGCCGCGGCCTTCAGATTGCCGGTAGGACCGACAGGCGACAGTTCACGCAGCCGCAGATACGCCGGATAGATTGCTTTTTCCAGCGCATTCTTCAACGCCTGGGCTGTGAAGTTCTTGTCGCCCAGCCCGCGGATAGCGTCCCCGACCCGCTTGAGGTCGGGAAAGTCTGCCGAGATGACGATACCGGCTGTCGCCATCTAGGTGTTCTCCTGGCAGATAGCCTCGTGCTCTTGGCGGTTGCCGTGCTCGAGCAGGCTGACAATCTCCAGCGTGCGAGACCGCCACGAGAAGCGATGCGACTGCGTCAGGCCAGGCAGATACCGCAGCCGCACGCGATGGCTGATCGCCGTCTGGCTCTGCCCCGCCGTGATCTGCTCGCGTGCCGACACGCCCTCCACGCTCGCCCAGACGGCAGACGAGTCGGACCACGTCAGCACCGTTTCGCCGAGGGCATTGGTCGTGCCACTGGCGACCTGCACCGTCACCCGCTCGCGGAGCTTGCCAGGGTCAATCATCGGTACGAGCCCCAGCGTTGAGCGTCGAGCAGCGCCTTCGCCCCGAATGGAATCTCGTTCAGCGCCCCGGCATCAGCCGCCAGCCGACGCTCGTACCAGTGCCCCACGAGCATCAGTATTGCGTTGCGGATGCCCTGCGGCACGTCGTTTCCAGACGAGCCGCGGCCTGCCCACCACGTCACAGTGACGGCGTTGTAGTCCATGATGTGCCCAGGCCACGCCCCGCCGTAGTTCGTGCGGATCACGCCCGGCGTGCTGTCCCGGTCCACCCGGTATTGCGTCGATGACAGCGTTGCCGTCGTGCCTGTCTCGTCGAGCGTGTAGGTGACCGTGACGGCAGTCGTCGTGCCGGCAGTTGCCATCGGCGGACGCGGCAACTCGATCTCGACGGGGAACCCGTCCATCTTCATGGTCAGCTGCTGGTGGACGAGCGACTCGTCCATGTACGCCTCGACCCACTCGCGGGCCGCCGTCACCAGCGACGCGATGTAGGCGTCGTCGGTCGTGGAGTCGATCCGGCAGTGACCCTTCGCCTCGGCCAGCGAGACAGGCTCAACTATCGGCTGCGTGACCGTCCGTGTGCTGCGGTAATTCAACGCTTCGCTCCTTGGGAGGTCGCCCACGCCGCCGCGGAGTCAGGTCCGCAGACTCGCCGCCAGGGTCAAGTGCCGCCGTCTCGATCAGGTCGGCCTGCCTATCCGCTACGGCAGTGCCCTCGGCGATGAGCCGACGAGCCACTGCCTCGTCGCAATCGACAACGTCGCCCGGCCGGTAAGTCGAGTAGTTCTTCTGGAATTTGATTTTCACGATTGGGGCACGCTCCATGCAGTGTCGGGGGCTTTCAGCTTGCTCGTGAACTCCGTCGTCCACTGGAAAACAGGCGTGCTGAGATCCTTGCCGGGCCACGTCACGACGTACTCTCCGTGGCCGAGAATCACTCGCGGCGTCACGAACACGCGGTTTCCGCTCTCACGCCAGTTCTTCCACCAGTAAATGTCCGGGTCTAACCTGCCGTCATTCCAGGTGCCGTCCGGCGCTGGCTTCGACCAGAACCACGGTTTCTTGCATCGCTTGAGTGCGGCCGTGCTGATTACCGTGAGCCCGAAATGTGCGGAGTCCACCTCCTGCACGGGCTCGCCGAACCAGCTGGCAGGCACCGTCGTGCTGCCGCTCTCGGGAGGATTGTCGAGCGTGCCCTTGAGCGTGAGCATCGGACGGCCGTCTTCACGCTTGGTCTGCAAGCCCGTAAGTGCGTCGCACTGGAACGTGAGCGCCATCGTAAAGAGGTGCTCGACATCGGCCCTCGTGAAGAACGTGTCGTAGTCGATGGTGAGGATGTATTCGCACTTATCGATAAACTGCTCGAAGATGCGAGAATTGACCTGATCCCAGAACGCACCAGTGCCCATCGTCGGGCGAATGCCGAGCGGCATGAGTGCCTGAGCCCATGCGAAGTGGTTGGCGGTAAAGCTCAACCGCGGCATCGACAGCACCGCCTCGACGCGAATGTCTGCCTCTGTGTTCCCCACCTTGACGATCATTCTGGTACCTCGTGAAAAAGGAAGCGGCTGGCGGGGATTGCTCCCTGCCAGCCGCCCAGAATGACGATAGTGTCAAGCGATCAGGACTCGACCGAGACCTTCACACCCTTGCCGGTCGCGTCGACCGGGCCAGCCTCGCCGCGGCCGAGCCGAGCCGAGACCACGATCACCGTGTCGGTGTTGGGGCTCGCCACCACCCGGAGATAGCGCTTCTTGCCGCGGAGGTCAACGTCCAGCCGCGAGACGGTCATCGCGTCCGTCGCGGTCTGGCCGGCGTAGGCCGCCGGCTTGAGGTCGACCGCGAAACCCGAGACGGTGGAGTAGGTGCCGGTGCTGGCATCCGACTCCGTCAGGGTCAGGGTCTGAAACACGCTCGACGTCGACGCCGCAGGGCCGGCGATCACGTCAATGGACGCATAGGCATAACCCAGCGTGTCGAGCGTCAGGGTCGCGGTCTGCGAGGACGTGTAGACCGCACCCTTGCCGGCCGCAGCGGACTTCGTAGCAGCAACGTGGTTCATGGATCAGAGTCTCCTAGGAAGGGGGTGTTGTTCAGCCGAACTTGAGGGCGACCACCGGGCCGGCCTTGGTGGTGGAGCCGAGGTCGTGGGCGACGATCGCCACGCGAGCGGTCGCGAAGGTCAGCGTCTGGTCGTACTCGATGAACCGGCTGCCGTCGGTCTTGATCGTGACCGCACGCCGCTCGCCGTAGGTCGCCGCCTGGCTCATGTCGCCGAACAGGCAGGCCACCGTGCCGGTCGTTCCGGTGAGGGCCGACTGAAGCGGATGGCAGAGAACGACCGGGAAACCGAGGAACTGGAGGTTCGCACCGCCAGCAATGTCCGAGGCATTGTTGCCGGCGTTGGCAACCATGAGCCGCAGCATCGACGAGCCGTACCCGGCCGGGCTGATGTAGAACTTCGCCGACCGCCGAGCGAACAGCGGAAGCCGAGCCACGAGGTTCGTGAAGTCGGTCAGCGTCAGGGCGTCGAACGTCGTGCGGCTGGTCGCCGTCACCACGCCCGCGGTATGCGTGCCATCGTTGATGGCCGACGCCACGCCCACCGTCCCGTGATACGTGCTGCTGCCGTCACCGATGAGGCCGGCGTTGTCGAACGCTTCCGCGAACGACTGCGCCACCTCGACGGCCATCGCGTCAGCCAGGTCCACCACGGAGTCTTCGAGCAGGCTGTTGGGCACGCGGTTGTCGATGCCCCAGAGCTTCGCGACGAGGTTGACGTTGTCGAACGTCACGTCACTGGTCGTCGGAGCAGCGTTCTCGCCGATCGGCCGAGCCGACAGTCCGCCGGTGCGACGGGCGACCAGAATGCTGTCCGTGTTCATCGAGACGCGGCGGAACTCCGACGGCACCACGCCGAACTCCTCGACGAGCCGGATGATCTCGCTCGACAGCTCCTCGCTCACGAGGACGCCGCCGAGCGAGTTGATGCCGCCCGCCTGGGCACGGCTCTCGACGCCGTGATCGCGGCACCACCGACGAGCCTCCTCGTCACCGAGCACAAAGCCCTTGAGGTGCATTCCGGCACGGTAGGCACGCTCTTCGGCGTTGGGGCCGACGAAGCCCTTGAGCTTGCCGGTCGCACGGGGGACAGCGTAGTTGCGGTTTTCCACGACGGACTCCTTGGTCTCGGGGGCTTCGGTCTTCTCGACCGTCTTGGCGGGAGCGGCACGCTCCAGAACGGCACGCAGTTCGACCTGCTTCGCCTCAATCCGCTGCAGCAGCTCGATCTGCTCGCGGAGGCCAGCGGCACGGGTCTCGAGCGAGCGGAGGGACGCCTCCTGCTCGGCACTCATCGCGGGAGCGTCACCGTCGGAGGGCATTTCCGAGGTCGCTTCCATCTCGGCAACCACCGCGGCGAGTTCGTCGAGCAGCTTCTTGAGCTTGTCCACGTGAAGACTCCTGTGTACGGGATGGGCGACGCTTGCCGCCCGCACACTCAAAACTACGGAGAGACCCCGCGACCCTTGCAGTGAAAGGGCGGCGAGAGTAAACGAATCAGCCGACCTTCAGCCGGCGGACCTCGACCGCATGGAGCACGTGCTTGTCAGTGCAGCCGCAGGCGCGGCACCGCAGATACCGCACCTGATAGTCGCCGTGCCGCTGGCTACTGGCGATTTCCAGCCTGCCGCGGCGGCAACCGCATGGGTCGTTCGTCCTAGCGGCCATGCTTGCGGAGGTACTCGCGGAGGTCTGCGGCCCGTGCCTGGATCGCCAGCCGCTTGGACGACTCCGCGTCACGCTGGCTGCGGAAGGCGTTGAAGGATCGCTGGGCTACGCTCACGTCGGCGTCGGGATAAGCCGGAAAGGTGACCGGCCCCACGTCGATCAATGAGTCGATCTTCGTCACGGTGCGGATACTGCGACCGTCCTCGACGCTCCATGCTTCGCCGCCCGGCGCGATCTGGAACGAGAACGACGAGCCACGGACGATGCCCGCGTCGATGTTCGCAGCGAGGTCGCGGCCGTAGGTCGTGTCTGGCACGGGGAACTCGTACCGCAGCCCGATGTCGTCCACGTTCATCCGCAGCGTGCCCGGATACCGAGCGAGCGGGAAGTTTGCGTCGTGGTTCCACAGGGCTCGCGTCTCCAGCGCTTTCTTGCGCCCACGCCGCTCGGCGACGATACCAAACGCCTGCGGGTCAATACGCTCGACGAAGTCGCCGAGATCGAGCGAGTTCACGCCGAACTTCGCGGCGTAGCCGACGATCCACCGCGACTCCGCGGCACCTTCCTCGGAGCGTGACTCCACTCGGAGCAGCGGCAGGTCGGCGGACTCTTCCTCGTACAGACTGCGTCGCTCGATCATGCTTCGGTTCTCCTCGTCTGCGGCGTTCATTTGCTCAACTAGTTTGCGACTCCACGCCCACCCGGGGTCGGAGCCCCACAATGCCCACGCGATTCGCCCGTTGCTGGGGAAGCCCGGCTCGCCGGGACTCCAGCCTTCGCCTTGCTTGTCCACTTCGTGCCGGTCGAAATACGCCTTCATCCGGCGTGCTGTCTCGGGGCTGATCGTCGTGCCGTTGCTCAGGTCGCGTCCGCGAGCCACGCCGACTGCCGTGCCGCCGCGGCCGTATTCGCTTCGCCATGCCAGCCCCTTCGCCGCCTCCTCCCGCACGCCCGCGGGCGGCGTGAAGTCAATGTGGTCGTACCTAGCCACGCTTCCGCCCCTTCCGCTTGGGCTTGCCGTAGGCGTTCTCCTCGACCGGCGGCGGCTCGGGCAGCGGGTCGATCTTCGTGAGCGTCGACACCTTGTGCCCGACTTGCGTCTCGGTCGCCCGCCACCCGCCAGCCACCTCTTCGTAGAGCGTGATGAGGGCGGCAGGATCTTCCTTCGTAGCGTCAATCTTGAAATCGGTGCCGGGGATGTCGAGCGTGCCGTAATCCATCACATGGTCAATCCGCCCGCGAGCACGGCCGCCCGAGGAATCCCACGACACGAAGTCACCTTCCGACACGGTACCCGGCTCAGCGCGGGCTTCGGAGGCTTGCTCGGGCTGCAAAACGGGAGCCGGTGCCGGTTCTGCCGGCGGTGCTGCCTCGCTCACTCCCGCGAGAATCGACGCAATCTGTGCGGCGGTAATGCTCGGGAACGACGCGGCGATCAGTGCCGCCGCCCCTTCCTTTGTCAGCAGCCCCGCCGGAATCTGCGTCAGGATGGCAATCAGCCCCGTGATCTGTGCACCGTTGAGCGACACGTCGGCCACCTGGGGAGACGCAGGCTCGGCTGGCTGGCCATCCACGGCCGCAGCAACGCCGCCCTCGACAGCCTGGCCATCGATGCCGCTTCCGGGCTGCTGCTGGGCGAGCACGTCGCCGACTGACGGTGGTGCCCCAAGCGTCCCCATGTTCAGCGGCCGATACCGCTCGTCGCCGCCATCGACCGGGTCAAGATTCTCGCTCGCCCTGATGTCGTTGGTCGACACGACGCCGATGTCCCACATCGCACGATAGTACGCCGACCGGCTGGCGGCATCGCCACGCAAGAGCCCCCGCACGTCGAACTCGACCAGATACCGCTCGTCGTCAACGATCAGGTCGCGCATAAATGCCGACTCAAGACGCCGCAGCCACGGCATGATCGTGTGCGTGACGAATTGAATCTCGGCCTGCGGCGTACCCGGCTCAATCCCTAGCAGATAGCCAGGGATACGGAACAGCCTGGCGATCTCGCGAAGCTGGTACTCACGCAACTCCAGATACTGCGAGTCGGTGTTGCTGGCGTATGGCACCTCGTAGGGCTTCAGCCCGCCCGTGAGGACGGCCGTCTCGTGAGCGTTGTACGAGCCGCGGTGCTTGCGGTTCCAGTTCTCTGCAAGCTCGCGGCGAGCGTCGGCGTTGAGCTGGTTGTCGGTCGACAGGATGAATCCCGGCCGGGCACCGGCACCGAAGAATCTCGCCCCGTGGATTTCGCACGCACGAGCCAGGGCAATCGCGTCGCGGCACTCCTCCACCACCGAGATGCCGTGCACGCCGTCGTCGCTCGGGCCGCGGACGTGCAGAATCTGCTCGTCGGTGTAGATCGTCTGCTTGCCCTTCGCCTCGCGGTACGTGTACCGCAGCCGGCCGTTCTCCAGCGTCTCAGTCTTCATCCGGCTCGGGTGCAGCGGCACGATCTGGTCGATCGCCCCTGACTGACCTGGAACAAGCTCGCTCTCGGCGTCGCCCCACAGGCCGACGTGCATCACCATCTGCTCGCGCCACTCGAAGCTCGTCTGCCATGCGTTTGGCTGCGAGTGCAGCTTGCGATACAGCGGCAGCTCGCGGGCGAGTCGCTTGCCGCCGCCAGGCGTCCGCTCAAGCAGGTGGAGCGGCAGGCCCGCCACCGTCTCGGCCAAAATCCGCAGGCACGAAAACACCGCCGCGACCGAGGTCGCATTCTCTGGCGTGATTCGCACGCCGGCCGGCGAACGACCGCCGCCATCGTCATCCCACGAGCGCTCTTCGCCGGGGAGCCAGAGAATCCGGTGCTCGTGAGCGATCATAGAAAAAAGATCTCGGGCGTTTGTGACGGCGTTTGGTCGGCTATGGCCCAGCACCCAATCGCCTGACATAAGGCGACGATGCCGTCGATTCGTTCCGTTGACTTGGCTTTGCTCGGATAAATGTTCCCGTAGCGGTCTTCGTGCACCGCGACGTTTCCAGCGCACCACGTCAGGATAGGATGCCCTGCGTGTCGAATCTTGGAATTGCCGACCAAGTTTTCCAGAGCCTTGGCCGGCGCACTCATCGCGCGACCGCCCTGCGGAAATCCTCTCATTTCAACCCCGTCCCCTTGCAGCATATTGGCGATCATCTGCCCGTTGAACTTCAGGTCGACCGCTAATTGTCGCACGCGATATTGCTCGCAGATGGCGGAAATGTCGCGGTGGAGAACCGTGTAGTCGGTCACGTTGCCGTCCGTGGTGCGGAGATGTCTATCGCGTATCCAGTCGGTGTACGGCACCTTGTCCCGCTGGCTCCGCTCGACGGCGTTGGATTCTGGAATCCAGAAAAACGGCAGCACGTCAATGCTCCCGTCCTCGGGATCGGGGCAGACAAGGACCAGGGCAGAGAGGTCGTAGGTCGTGGCAAGATCAAGGCCCGCGTACACAGGCCGGTCGCCGAACTCGCGGAGCGGCACCGAACCTTGCTGCCACGTTTCCGGCGACAGCCACCGAACGTCAGAGGAGGTCCAAGTGTTGAGCCGGTAGCGGAGGAATGAGTTGAGCTTGGTTGGCGACTGCTCGGCCTCTTTGGCGTCGAGGGCGAAGTCGCCCGGCTTGATCGTCACGCCCCACGACGGGTTCGCCTGGGGCCACACGTCGGGGTCTTTCCAATCGGCTCCCTCCTCCATCTCGTGGATGCACGAGAAGAACGTCGGGTCGTGCCGCCAGTTCGCCGCGACCGCCTTGGCATACTGGTACTGCTCATAGCAGATGCCCTTGCGGTCGTAGCCTGCCGTCGTGATCGAGCAGAGCAGCGGCTGCTCGCGGGCCGCGCCACCGTAGCGGAGGGCATCCCACAGGCGGCGATCTTTTTGAGCGTGAAGCTCGTCGAACAGCAGCCCGTGGATATTCAATCCTTCCGCACGGAAGGCGTCGGCGGAAAGGACGCGGTAGAACGACGCCTCCTTGCGGTAGGCAATCGTGCGGCGAGAGTCGATGACCTCTAGCTGCTGCGAGAGCAGGGGGGAGGCTCGCACCATGCTTGCGGCCTCGCGGAACACGACCGATGCCTGCTCGCGGTCGGCCGCGGCACCGTAGACCTCGGCCCCATTCTCGCCATCCATGACGAGAAGATAGAGACCTATGCCCGCAAGGATCGTAGACTTGCCCGATTTCTTTGCTGTCGAGATGTACGCTACGCGGTAGCGGCGCAGATCGTCGGCGACACGCACCCAGCCGAATAGCTCCGCGATCATTTCCTTCTGCCAATCAAGCAGCAGAAAAGGCTGATTGGCGAACTTTCCTTTGCTGTGCCGCAGCCAGCCCTCAAAAAACTCTATGGCGTGAACGGCCCGCTCGGGGTCGAACCAGTAATCAAGCCCCTGTTTTTTTGCCGCGCTTTTGGACAAAGGCTGCAATCGGGTCTGATTCGGCGTTGCCATTGGTCGTGCTTACCTGTGACCGGCTGCTCGGCGTCATGCCGAACTCTTGCTCAATCCGCAGCATTGCGGCGTGGTGCCGGTGCATCTGCGTTGCCCACGGGGCGACCTGCGTGTATTTGATTCGGAGCTTTCCATCGGTGCGGTTTGGGTCTGGCTCCCAGTGCGTGTATTCCTCGCCGCCGACTTTCACTTTCTCATAGCAGGCAAGATAGAGCGACGATTCGATGCAGTATCGCGTCAGCGTTGGCACGTCGGCCTCGGTCAGCACGCGCATCCGCGCGAGCTTTGGCACAGTGTCGTTCCAGATTTCAATGCCCTTCGCGTCGAGCGTCTTAGGCGGCGGGAAGTCTTGCGGCACGAGGGCAGGCGTCGGCTCGCTCGATGGCAGCGACCCCTTCGACGGGTTGCCGCGAATGTATTTCAGAATCGAAGGCTCGGGGGCGGGGCCGCGTTTGCCCATGATCAACCTGCCTTTCTTGCCCAAAACGCGGGGCGGTTGTTCCACAGTTTTGTCTTGATTTTCACATAGCCAAGCCGCTTCATGTCGGCGTTGAATACTCGCTGGGTGGCCTTGCCGTCTAGCAATTTTCCGCCGACCTTGTACGTGTGAAAATGACCAATGGCCGTCGTGCCAAACGCGTTTGCAATCAGCATGAATCGAGGCTTTAGGTTCCGCACTACTTCGTACAGATGCTCGATTGGCGAGTGAATGTGCTCAAAGTATTCCGAGGCAAAAACAAAAGTCGTGGGGCCGGCGGCATCTTCAACGGTTGGCACCATAGAGAACCCAAACTGCTCAGCCATGCGGCAAGCAACGCGATACTGGATTGATCCGCTGATGTTTGTCCCGACAACTTCCGCCGCGGGGAACAACTCCCGAAACGCGGATGTCGTGTATCCAGCGCCGCAACCAAGGTCTACGATTCTCCTGACTGGGGCCATTCTTGCAGCAATGCCGACAGGCGGAAAGTTTCTCGTGGGATGCAGGCCGAGCAGATACTTCCGCGAATAGACGATCCAGCAAGCCCACAGTTCAGCGAGGTACAGAGGAGAGTCGTAAACGCCGTAGTCCGGCTGGCCTGCATCAAGCGACGCATACCATCGCTTCATTAGGTGGCCGCTACGCAGCATCTGCTGCGACGCCGAGTCGCCCTGCATCAATGCTAGCGTTCTGGCCGCAAGCCTTCCGATGCCCTCAGCGTCCGGCACACCTAGGCCGGAAAGCGATTCAAGGAATAGCAACAGCGCCTTCTTGGGAGGCACCGCGGTTACGGATTGCGTGCTAGCAGTCATCCGCAATAGCTTTCTGCTTGTACCTAAGGGTCAGCCCATAATCCTGTGGCTCTGCCGAGATCGAGATTCCGTCCCTCAAGACCAGCCTGTTTTTCCTCCACGGACCGTAGTCAACCGAGTGCTGCCAGCGATTCCACTTCCAAACTACGCGAACGCAATCTGGGTGAAACGCTCGCAACGCTTCTGCCATCCTGAGCCGCCCATCCATCTGCTCGTTCTGCTTGTAAAGCTCTTCTGTGTTGCCGCCGCTCATAGTCATCGTCGGCATCTTCTCTGCTAAAAAGGCTTGGCAGAGGATTGTGCACATGCCTGCCTTGAGAACGCGAAGCGAGAGGTCTGTGTCTTCGTTGTATCTGCCCCTCCACCGAAACGGCAAATTATTTCGAATAAGGATGCACGAATAAATGCGTGTATTGAGAATGAGCGGAGGTCGCTTTCGCTTCCTTGGAATGAACATCGCGTACTGCTTGCCAGATAGCCCGACGTTCTCGTAGCGATCCGACAGATCCTCAATGACCTTGAACGATGTGCCGTCGGTCGTTCGCCACTTCATATTTTTGTGATAGCGATAAAACTTTCTGATGTTGTCATCGAGAATCCAGTGCCACGCGTGCCCTTCTGATATTGAGTGTTCCCACACCCAGTTGCGGGCTGGAATTGATCCTTGCCCTAGGTTGCTGAATGGAAGAACAAGGATTTTTTTAGGGTCGATAACCGAAGCGTACTGCTTGTATTCCTGCGGCTCGATGACTATGCGGTACGGGATATTGCGGAGCTCAAGAGCGCGCGCGGTCAGCCTAGATTCCCACCGCCCCTTAGAGATGACGTAAACCGGATGCTGCGGATTCATGATTCGTAGTTCTTCATGTCTGTATCTAGGACTTCTGGGAACCAAATTGCTTTTGTCTTGTCTGTGCACTCTTGGCCGATTGTCTGAAAAAACTCCTGGCGGTCCTCCGGCGTCTTGAAGTGCACGATGACCTTGTATTTGTCGAGCTCTTCGTTCTCGCACTCTGGCATGCCCTGCCATACGTCATCGACAGAAGCCTCTGGGTCTTTGCTAGTGTCATAGAGCCCTGCTTGCGCCGCCGTCGACGTGAGAAGCATCTGCAATGCCTCGCTGCCGGTGTCCACGTTGCGAAGCAACTCATCGAGCTTGGCGGCATCGCTGTCAGCCATCGCCGCGAGCGGGTCTAGCGTGGCAAGAATCTTGTCGGCCTCGGCCTCGTTCACGTCGAGTACCAAAACTGGTACGGTCGCGTTCGCCGCCGTCTCGGCTCGAAGGTGACCGTCGATCAGCATGAGGGAGCCGTCGGGCAGCTCACGCGCAAGGCAGGCATCTGCCATCCCGACCTCCGCAAGAACACCGCGGAGCGCATCCTGTTGAGCCTTGGGATGCGTTCTCCAGTTCTTCGGATTGGGCTTGAGGTCGCTGGCAGGCACCATACGGAGCGATTTGACGCGGTTTCGGATGTTCATGTAGGGAAACTATTAGTGAGGGGAAACGGGCTAGAGAACGCAGTTGTGAGACTCGTAGAGGGGGGGGCCGAAAACCCCCGGCCGCGCACGCGCAGGGATCACCTGTGGTTTACCTCGTTGCCGGCCTTTGCCGTGCCCCCCCTATGGGGTCGGGTGTGGCCTCCGTTCTTTATATATGCACCCTGTGTCAACCTAAGGGCTTCCAAAAGTTCCACGTCCCCCGGGTCAACCACCGCGCACTGTCTTCTTGCTGTGGCACGACGCACATAGGCATTGGCCATTCGCGACGTCGTACCGGAGGTCTGGTCGGCTCACCACCGACA